CCCGTGTCAAGCTGAAGGAAGAGGACCTGGATGTCCTGTACGACGAAAGGATCAATCCACTTGTGGCCTTCTCACAGGCTCCAAAGAGCGGAACAAATCCTGCGTCAGGTCTCGTGGTCTGGGGTCAGAAGACGCTGCAGCTCGCGGCTTCAGCTCTCGACCGCGTCAATGTCCGCCGCCTCCTCATCGAGATCAGGCGTCAGGTCCGCGAGATCGCACAGACGATCATCTTCGAGCCCAACCGTGAGGCGACGCTCGCAAGGTTCTCTGCCGCAGTCACCCCACGCCTCCAGAGGATCCAGGCACTCGCCGGCCTCGAGAGGTTCAGGGTCATCATCGACTCCTCGACGACGACCCAGGTCGACGTGGAGAACAACACCGTCCGCGGCAAGATCTTCGTCCAGCCGACGAAGAGCATCGAGTTCGTCTCACTCGACTTCGTCGTGGCCAACAACCTGCAGCAGGTACAGTGAGGTTGATGCAGGAAAGTTCCTCGTAAATCAATGATGGTTTTACAGATCGGATTTACGAGGAATATTCTGACGTCAAGCAAGAGATAAAGGAACAGACAATGAAGCTGACAAGGACGCACTTGCGGAAGATGATACGAGAAGCGATCACCGAATCACGATCGGCGTCTCATCGTCGTAGGCTGGTGAAGGAAGCACATGAAGGTTTGCTCTCTGTCGATGCCGAGAGTCTGTTAGCTTTTGCAAAGGCATATGCCGGGCTGGCCGATGCAGGCCTGACCATGCAGCTTCACGACCTGTTGGACAACGGCCCAGAAGCCGATGTCACCCAGGAAGAGCTGGAGGCAATCGACGCAGCCCTCGGCGGCATGAACCAACAGATAGACGACGCGATCAGCAACTATATGCCTGCCCAAGAGCCAAGCGTGACAGATCCCACGATGTATTGATCGCCACAATTTGCAATCAACAATAAATAATTTTTCGATGCAGATATTTAAAGACATTCCAAGGAATAACAGGAGAATAAAAAATGGCCGCAGAGACACTTGACGTTACATCGATGATTCCAAACAAGTTCGAGCCGAAGCGCAAGAACCGCTGGGTCCTCATGATCGAAGGCATCGATGCCTACATCATCAAGACCTCGGCACGCCCAACAATCACAACCGAAGAGGTGGAGGTTCCCTTCATCAACTCCCGTCGCTACCTCGCCGGTAAGACCACCTTCGGAACGATGGCGGTCACCCTTCACGACCCCATCGCACCATCCGGTGCCCAACAGGTCATGGAGTGGGTCCGCACACACTTCGAGTCGGTCTCCGGCCGTGCAGGCTATGCCGACTTCTACAAGCGCGATATACAGCTCAAGATGCTCGATCCCGTCGGTACGGTCGTTGAGCTCTGGGACATCAAGGGTGCATTCATCACCGAGGCGAACTTCGGCGAGGTCACATACGAGGACGGCGGTCCGATGGAGATCTCAATGACACTCCGATTTGACAACTGCGTACTTCAATTTTGAGCGATTGCCGAGTTTACAAGTCAAGAGGTCTGTGGTATATTTATTACCATGGACCTTTCGACATTTAAATGCCCAAAATGCGATTATGAAATTAACAAGCTCGATTCTCTTAGAATCCATTGCCAAAAAAAGCATAATCTATCCGCAAAAGACCTTTATTCTAAATTGTTTTTATTAGACGGAAAACAACCTACATGCGCCTGCGGGTGTGGTGAAACAACAAAGTTTTTAACATTGACGAAAGGGTATTCAGAATATATCCTAGGTCACTCTTCTCGAGTAAAAAACAACTGGGGCCACAACAAGGACGCGCAGGAAAAAAGCCTAAAGAAACGAAGGGATGAAGGCCTGTGGTCAAGGAATCCGTGGAATAGAGGTAAAACTAAAGAGGATGATGAAAGAGTTGCTAATATTGGTAAAAAAATTCAAGAAAAGCATGGCTTACGTTATGCAAATCTTATGAAAGAAAATAGGCTTTCAGGAGTTGTACCATCTCTTACCGGTTCTTCGCATCCTCAATGGAGAGGGGGTACTTCAGCCTTGCAACCCATGGTTCGTTCTCACCTGCACAGCCGCTGGACTTTTCCTAAATTAAAGGAAAGCGGTTTTAAGTGTTCTTCTTGCGGGGCAACCGCTGATCTAGAGGTGCACCATAACGGGGAAAGATTTGCCACCATCCTCAGAAAAGCCATCGAATCTCTCGGTGAACCTGAAGATTCTTTCGAAAAGAAGTCGTTGATTTCTGAATGGGTCACCAACTATCACATCGAGAACAACGTTTCAGGAATTGTGCTTTGTGTTAGTTGCCATGACACTGCCCACCACGTTTGACCCAAGAATATCTTTCAAAAAATCCCCGATAGTCAACGTGGTCGATTTTACAATCCAAATCTCGCCTTTGTCTCGTTGTAATTCTTCAGCACTTCCGTTGATGATAGCACACGGTTGTACACCATCACCTCAGATATGCTTCCGATGAACTGGTAGCTTCCACCTAGATAGGCGGAGAGACCGATCCATAACTCCTGAGAGTTGACGACCGATCCTGTGTAGGGATCAGCCCGGGTGGCGACCTGTGCACCATTGACATACAGATACCAGTTGCTGTCGTCCCTCGTGAACATGACCTGGTACCAACCACCGTTGTTGTAGTTGGTGAGCGGACTGTTGAGGTTCGCCTGTGTCGTGACTTGACTCATATCGGCGACAATCTGTCCACCGTTCAACCATACCCTGTAGTTCCATGGATTGCCACCAGCAGACTCCTTCGATAGTATCATCTTGATGCCGGCTGCCGAGGACTTGAACCATGCCCCGATCGTGAATGTCTCTGACGCTAGGCTCTGATTGGTGTCGATGTACTGTGTGCTGGCCAGCGTCAATGCTCCGCCATCCGCGCTTGAGTAGCCGACTCCGTTGGTCAAGGTGGCGACATAAGCGTTGGATGATAGGTCGGTCCAAGAAGTTCCGCTACCTGAGTAGGAGTCCTTGTTGCCTGCATTGAGATACAGCTGTAATCCGTCAGTCACCACTCCATACTTGCTCTTGGTAGAGTTGTAGTCGCTGAGAACCTGAGATGGGGTCAACGCTGCGTTGTACACCTTGAATTCACCCAACATCATCTTGGCATAGGTGCCGTCACCTAGGTTTGTGGAGTCGGCGGCTCCGATGGTGTAGAACACTCCCGCACCGCCCTCGATCGGATTGTCTCTGACGTAAGTTGCGCTGCCGGCGGAGACGCCGTTGATGTATGCTGTTAGCTTGGTACCGTCGTACACTATAGTGAAGTGATACCATCTATTCAACGGTGTGGTGATGGATGAAGTGATCCTGGCGCTACCAGGACTATAGGGCCATGTGGAGAACTTCATCACCCCTCCTACCATCTCCATCTGCGAATCGTGCCATCCAGCCAGGAGGCTGCTACTACCTCTCTCAGACAGCAGGACTCCGTTGTCCATCGGATATGCCCACATAGAAATAGTGGTGACGTCAGTTGGAACTTTGGATGCTAGGTTTGTAGACGTGATTAGGTACTGGTTCGTACCGTTGAATGTCAGATACCCGCCTGCATATGTGGGTGAGTTGACCAAAGAAGCGTTGCTGCTTCCCTTTAGGTCCGTCACGGTGTTTCCGCTGCCAGGATATGATGCGGCGTTTGCGATGTTGTAATAAAGAACTAGCTTGGACTCATCTATGGAAGAAGAGGAAACAGGCGGTACATGAAATCCTATGTTCCATCCACTGGTGCTGGCCGCAGACGAAAAACCTTTTCCAAAACCGTTGCCAGACATGTCATCCTACGCCTGAGTGACCGTTGGAACCGGTGACGATCAAAAAGTTCTTGGGATCTATCGTCGTGACTCCGGCTACGACTGTGAAATTTGAGGTACCTGAACTTCCTGACACGAAGATCCTGTCGACCCTCACGTCTGCAGAGAATGACTCAGATCCACTAAGGAAGAAGTAATTCGACTTTTGAGACTTTAGACCATTCTTTGTGAATGCGACAGAGAGGACCGTCGACGGGCTTGAGTTTTTTATCGACACGAACTTTGTGACGTGCTCAAACCTAATCTCTTTTATTTGTCCTAAAGACACCTGAGAAGACGTCACGAACGGCGTCGCTGATATTTGATACGCCGGCGCATATCCTTCTCCTTGGTAAACGTGGTTGATTGGCATTGAGAATCCTCTTCCTGTAAATAGTCGATCTTAGAATATTTGTTTGCTTGAACACAAATATGGTATGATATTTTTTACAATTTGTATTTAGCCACATACAATTCAAGATGTAGGAGATTATCAAAAATATGTCAGAAGATCGTGAACAGCGAAATGCCGTGTTTTCTTCAACACAGCAACCAATGCCTCCTGGTGTGGATCCACGGATGCCAATGCAGTCTGCAGTCGACAAGGTTAAGGCAGAGTTTGGACTCGATATACCGATGGAGGTCGTGCCTCTTCCTTCTTCAGGAAAGGTGTATCCTTCTAACTCATCGCTGTACAACGCTGAGACAGTTGAGATCAGGCCTATGACGGCTCGTGAAGAGGACATTCTAACAAGCCGAGCCTTGTTAAAGAAGGGAACTGTCATCACCGAGTTGATCAAGTCCTGTCTCGTCGACAAGACCATTAGTCCTAATGAGCTTTTAGGTGGTGACAGGAATGCCCTGATGGTTGCGATCAGGATTACAGGCTATGGACCCGAATACGCTGCAGAAATAACCTGTGAAGAGTGTAACAACAAGGCTCCCCATGCGTTCAACCTTGCGGAACTTCCCATCAAAAGGTTGGAGTTAGAGCCAATCATCGCAGGAACCAATCAGTTTCAGTTCCAGCTACCTTATAGTAAGAAGGTCGTCAAGTTCCGTTTTCTTACGGGCAGAGATGAGGAAGAAATCATGGCTACCGCTGAGAAGCAGAAGAAATTGGGATTAGCGGCAAACGAGTCTACCGTGACAACCAACTTGATTCATTCTATTATCTCGGTCGATGGAGTTGAGGATAGGTCAAAGATCATCAATTTCATCAAGCACATGCCTGCAAGGGATTCTCTGGCCCTTCGTAACTACATCAAGGACAATGAGCCTGGTGTCATCATGAAGCAGGAGACTTCTTGCCCCTCTTGTGGTCACTCAGAGGAGGTCAGCATGCCACTCGGCGTCAACTTTCTTTGGCCTCAGTCCGGAAGATAAAGAAGCCTTAATACTAGAACCTTCTTTTTTATTGATGTACTACGGAGGTTTTGTCTGGCGTGAGACAATCAACATGCCTGTCACTTACAAAAGATGGTTCATCGATAGGATTGTAAAAGAAATCAACAGAACGTCTGATGAATCGGGCTCAGCTCAGTCAAGGGCTTTGCATCAAAATACACCTGATGTTCGTTCCTTACAAGGAAAGACAAGGACTGAATCACCTTCTCGTCTCCGTCGTTTTACTTAAGGTGTCTTTATTTTGCCACATCTAATATTTAGGTGTGGCAAAGCTTATTTAACTGACCGTGGAGACATCGTGAAAAAACATGAAAAGCTAGAAGAGAGTCTTCAAATGAGCCTCTTTGGGAAGATATTCGTCGGCACGCTAGCAGCGTGGATGCTTGGTAAAGCCGTCAATACAAGACTAAGAGGCACCAGGGAGCAGATACAGGCTGTCGTAGCTGCTTTGTCCGCATCGAAAAGGTTTCAAGATGAGCTTAATAAACCGGGTGCCGACGTTGAATCAGTCATTCAAAAGTTAGGCATAAAGCACATGACTGCTTCGCAGTTTGAAAGAGTTCTTGGCATTCCATGGCCACTTTGAGTTTGAGGTGATATTATGGCAGGTCCTGGCGTTGGTGGTGGAGGCGGTGGTGGTCCGGGCGCAGGCGGCGCGGACCGAGGACAGATAGATTTCATAAGAGATCTAAACAAGCACATGCAGGGCCTCTCTGAGGCCACCAAAATTCTTGAGGCGAATTTTGTTTCGCAGACGCAAGCTTTAAAAGAGCTGTGTGCCGCGATGCAATGTCTTAAGGATCCTCAGATCATAAACTCTTTAACACAAATAAATACTTTACTAGGCTCTCTGCAAGGCGCAGCAGGCGCCGCCGGAGGGTCGTTAAACAGAATAGACTCCAGAAGGATCCGGGATCTAAGCACACACGTAGACAGAACCAACAGATCGACCAGAAACCTCAGCGGTGAGTTGCCTAAGCTTGAAAAGAAGAGTCGCATGGCAAACGTGGCCATGGGTGCTGGCATCGGTGCTGTCAATGGTTTTTCGGCGGCTTTAAAAATGATGGCTGCGCAGGCACGCCTCGCTGGTAGCATCATATCGGGTCTAGGTGGTTTCATCTTTAACGTCGCTAAAGCCCTCATTAGCATTCCGCTTCAAATATTCAGAAAAATCGTCGACGAGGCTGATAAAGCCAACGAAGGCATAGAAGCGTTGTGGGAATCTGCCCAAAAGATGCGAAAAGCCTTCGGCACCCTTGGTGGTCCAACAAACACTGCAATTCAAGGTACCGCCAAAGCAATGAACCAGTTGAAGATAGAAGGGACCTCCGCGGCAGCCGTCTTCAGCGCATCTCACAATCCGATGGTTCAGCTGGCCGACATGCAGAATCACCTGATTGAGCTTTATGAACAGAGCGGACCAGCACTCAGGGGTTTTGCAAGTGAGATTGAAAAGACCAACGGCGCCGCCGTCGCCATGCAAAAAGGTTTAGGCTTGACGAACGAGCAGATGGAGATAATGGCCCAACGTGCAAAGGCATCAGGTGAGGGCATCACAGACTCTTTGGTCGACATGACGAAGCAGGCGGATCACATGGCACGTGCTTATAAACTAGACGCCAAAGTGATATCAAGGGAGATGGGCAAGGCATCGCAAGACTTCAAGCACTTTGGCAACATATCGAAGAAAGAGCTCGCCGCCGCGGTGGCTTTCTCACAAAAACTAGGTGTCAGCCTTGAAAAGATCACCGGTTTGTCAGATTCATTCGACACTTTTGATAGCGCGTCTGAGAACGTCGCGAAGCTGAACTCCGTCATGGGTCTCAACATCGACACCATGGAGATAATGAAGGCGTCAACGCCTGATAAAAAACTTGAAGTCTTGCGGAAAGAGTTCATCAAGGCTGGCATCGACGGATCTAAGATGGATCATCTAACAAGAAAGCTTGTGGCCTCGTCGACAGGGTTGGGTGATGCTGAGATCATTGCTGCATTTGACATGAAGAAGAAGAACATCTCACTCAAGGAGATGCAGCAGGAATCCGAAAAGGCCGCCAAAAAGACGATGACCCAGGAAGAAGCCCTGACGAAGCTTGCTGACGCGATGGAAAGACTGCAGAAGCCTCGAACTGGGTTGACGGGCGGTGGAGGCATGTTAGGTGCATTTCTGAATGGAATCTCTGAAGGAATGAGATTGTCGCCTCAGTTTCAAAAGCTCATGCAGCGCACGATGACCACCATTCGAAATGTGTTTGAGTCGGGAAAGAGTCTAGGCTATAAGTTAGGTGAAATCTTTGGGTCTATCATGAACTCAATAGGAGACATGATAACGAAGATCGCACCTCTGTTCAAGGCCATAGCATCAGAAATAACATCATTCTTAACGATCTTTAATGCAGGAGGCAAGGCTGACTTTGGCGCCGTGCTTGAGAGAATCTATAAGAAGTTTTGGGCCTTCTTTGATGCTGAAAGTCAAGAAGGTAAGGGGCTGCTTAGCGGCGTCAAGAAGCTGTTCTTGCTGTTTGTCAAGGTGATTGGTGATTCTATTCCGTGGATCATGGGAAAGATAGCTGAATTGGCAAGGACCCTTGCAGATTTCATTAGAGATCCAAAGAAGTACCTCGATAAGGTCGGAGGCACGGGCGGCGGAGGTCAATTCATCGAGATACTCAAGGAGTCATTTGCGAAGATAAAAGAGGTGCTGCCTGAACTAAAGGCAGCTTTAATTGAACTTTTTGTTGAGGCCTTCAAACGCCTCGATGAGGCATGGCCTTACATATGGCCAGTATTACTTTGGTGGTTGAAGGGTGCATTATTAAGGATAGCTTGGTCAACGTTGGCCGGAGCCCTATGGGGAGCGTTAAAAAGCATGGTCCTCGGCGCCTTTGAGGGATTTGCTAGCGGCGGCTTGCTTACTACGGCCAAAAATCTGTTAAGCAAATTCTTCAATAGCATATTTGGGAAAGCTTTCATCGTCGCAATAATTGCCGATGCCGCGATAAATGTCAGCAAATCAATAAACAAGTTCAGTGATGATTTACAGGCGCAGGGCTTCGATCCAGCGACAGCAAAGATAGCTGCCGGTACCACAGGACTGATTAATACGTTGACATTTGGTCTTCTTCCTGAAGGGCTGCAAGCGCAGATCGCGACAGGAATTGCTAAAATTGCAGATGAACTATTCAAGGCTGTTGATCAATGGTTCGGACCTGGTTTCTCAGACTCCATGAAAAACTACATGAGTGGTTACCTCGATGTCTTTTCAGGATTTGGCGACCTTCTCGTCGCCATGTGGAACGGAGACTCGCAGGGTGTCAACGACGCCTTGAGCAAGATGGTAAACGGTCTTTTTGATATGTGGATAGGTCAATTCGAGATGTACGCCAATATTCTTTTGAAGATTGGACCGATAATACTTGAATACCTGTACAAAGCATTGGGCTGGATATCTAACAAAATAGGCGACATCTTCTTATCGCTTAAGGATCTTCCTCTCGTTGGTCCAATCTTTGAATGGGTAGGAGAGGCATTCAAGACCTTAGGACAGTTTTTTACTGAGGCAGGCGAAGCTTGGGGACAGATCGCCGACATAATGAAGCAGGTCAACATCACGAAGTATATTGATGAAACCATCACTAAAATAAAAGAATTTTTTACATCCACTGCTGAAGGTGCCTCTGAAGCATGGGCCAGATTTACGATGCCGATTAGATTGGCATATTATACGATAAAGACCGTCATTGAGGCAATTTATGAAGAGATCATAGCACCAATCGCTTCATGGATCAATCAAAACGTTATACAACCTATAATTTCCTTCTTGGTCACAGTCAAGAACATTGCGATGGGCATTTTCAATGCGTTGTGGAATAACATTATCAAACCTGTCTTCGACTTTATCATTGAGGGTGCGACCAAAATTTACGACGCGATCTCGTCTGCCTTTAAAAAAGCATGGCAGGCTGTCGAACCGATCTTTAATTACATCAAAGAAGGTTTTCAGAAGGTCAGTGACTGGATCTACGAGAAAGGCGAAGCCCTTATCACCATACTTTCTGACCCTCACACCAAGGCATGGGACAGAATCAAAAAAGCCTATGGATATCTGAAAGAAGAGGTCTCAAAGCTTCCTGGGAAGATAGGTGAATGGTTCTCAGGATTAGGTGATAAGCTCAAGAAACCTTGGGAAGATTCGGTGGCCTATTTTAATGAAAACTTTACTTGGGAAAAGTTTAAAGAAGTCGCCAAGGGCGTCATCGACGGTTTCATCGACAGCTTTAAAAAGATTCCTGAGGCGATCAGGAACGCCGCCAAAGAGATGATAGACGTTTTTAAGGATGAAACTGAAACAAAATCACCATCTCGAGTCTTTCAAAGGTTAGGAAAAGGTATCAATGATGGACTCATGTCGGAGGTGGACAAGATGCCTGACCTCGTCGGCGGCAGCGCCGAACAGATAATAGAATCCACCAAAGATGCCCTTGGCATTCATTCGCCATCAGACGACTTTCAGTTGATCGGACAAGCGTTGGCTGACGGTATGATGCTACCGATGGACGGCATCCCTGACGAGCTTAAAAAAGTATTTCATGCAATGGGTGTCGACTCTGATAAATTTGCGAAAGCTGACGCAGAGAAAAAGAAGGCAATCTTTACAGATGTCATAGGGGAAATGCAAAAAATGCAACAAGACCCCAAATATAGCCTTAAAGTCGGTGAGAGTTTAAACTTGTCAGAGGCTGACATGAAACGTGTCGCGGGCCAATTCGAATCTTACTCTAAGGGCTTGGCGTCACACATCAACAACCTAGGATTAGGAAAGAACGATGCCTTAGAGGTAGCCAACCCGTTGAGCAAGAAGCCCAAAAAGGTTGAAACGAAGGGGCTCGGCGCCGCGGCTGGAGCGATCACAGACGGCGTTGGGTCGCAGGTCTTGGGTGCCGTCAAGACGACAGAGGAGATGGTCGCCGCCGCTCAGAGGATCGAAAAGGCTCTCGAAGCGGGACAAAAGCTCAACATCGATGCGAAGCTGCAGGCGTTCGCAACCAAGTTTGGAAAATCACTCGGCAAGGGTGGTGCCTACACCGTTAAAGCAAAGGATGTTAATATCCATGTTAACTTTAGGATAGCCCTAGACTCCAGCGAGCTTGAAAGAATAATGGTCTCCAACGGCAAATCTGTCATCAAACAGAGGATCAACCTTCTTCTTGACGCTGTCTCCGGAGACGCACAAAAAACTGATTCTGCAAAACAGTATCTATCTTCAGCAGCTTTGTATTCTGCTGGCACTCCTACTGATCAAGGGCAGTATGATAACTGACGTCTTTTCTTGTTACGAAAAGGAAATACCATGGACGCAAAAACGAAGCAGACCCTATTGGACATACTTCATAAGAACGAGTTATACAATAACGCGCTTAAAAAAATACAGGACAAGGACGAGCACCAAAAGATCAAAGGCCTGTCAGAAGACGTCTTTGTTGGATTCTTAGAAGGAATAAGTGAGATAAAAAAGTTTTTGAATGACAATCCTGAAAAGGTGGCCGAAGCGCTGCAGAAGAAGATACATAATCAGAAGAAGGACGAAGCCGACAAATGACGGACAAAAGCAAGGACACCGGAACAGGTGGCATAAACATACAGGGTGAGGTTTATGCCATGGACGTCGGCCTGCCGGATGCCCAAGGAGGGTCCCAAGGTCCGTGGTCTCCTGGTGACATTGCGGTTGACAACTCTGTCAAGGACATTACCAATCCAACGAAGGTCACTTTCGCCAAGTATCTCAGCAAATCGACGCTGGGTCAGGTTGGATCTTCTCCTCACAGCAACGTCTATCCTGTGGCGGCAGGAGACTCGACGACGGTCCAAGAGACCTCATTGAAGACCCCCGCCGGTCTGCCTGCAAAACCCGGCGTGCAGCCAAATGAATCCAAGTTCAACCAACAATTTAACACCTCAGTCGCCGCTGGTTCTCCCATAGCCATCAAAAAAGGCCTATCCAACGCCGTTGGTCCTGATGGCAACAAAATGCTTCCCGAGGCGGCGACACCGGCACCCTCAGGCGGCAATTACATCAAACCAGCCGTCGAGCTTCTCAATCCGATCAAGGATTACACCAAAGGCATCCTCGATCCGAATCTTCACAGCCCATTGGATACGCCGTCGACCCCTAACGTCATAGTTTCTGACGGCACTTTAAATAGCCCTCCGCAGAACACACGTATCATCAAGATAATTCCTGACAATGCATCCATAGCATCAGATGGAGGCACTTCAAAGAATATTCTGGGTGTCAATTCAGGATATGAGTTGACGCTGAAGAAGGCGGCTGAGCAACCTTCCAACACAACAGGCGGAAACTTTTTCAAGGTGGACCCACCAGCGAATCCTGTTGTGACCAGCAAGACGTTTGATCCCGTGACAGGAACTCCTCTGTCGTCGACCGACGCCCAGGCCAATCCTCTTAACTCTGACATTTTTTCAAATGACATCGATTCGACCTACAGCGACAGGTTGGCCTCCTCCGCCCTGAACATAAAAAGAGGAAGGACGGCTGCAGGCCCTGGAGCTGTCGGAGGCAACGACCTGCTTCCCGATGCGACCTCGGCGACGTCTCAGGTCATCAACGACAACATCTCCACTGCACAATTGAACGCTGGTCTTGCCAACTACGTCCAACAGCATCTCGCCTCCAACAAGAACGATCCTCTGCAGGAAAATCCTGCGTTCGTAAAGACGACCGTGGGTGACGGAGGCAACGTCATACCCAACGGCATCAAGGACGTTGCCTACCTCGGCCCAAGCGATCAGACACCGTTGAACGTAGGCAGTTCCTACACGTTGATGAATCCCGCTGAAAAGAACCTGTTGACTCTTGAAAAAGCTGCCAAGTTGGCCCACATTCAAACAGCGGCGCAGACGCCATCAACGGCCGACAATTTGCCGGTGATGGGAGCACCGGGCGCCGTCGCCAACAGGTATCCGATCGACTCGGCCCCGGCGCCTTTCGATCCAACGAAGCTGTCTAGGCTGACAGATCCTTCTGGTTTTCCGATAGACCCGGCGACTCCTGTCAACTCTACCTATTTCACGAAGGACAAGAACGTAGCTTCTACCTACACTGACGATCTCGCAGCGGCCTCTGATCCATCCCAGGCAGATCGTTTTACGATAAGCAGAGGAAAAAACTTACCTGTTGTAGGAACGCCTGATGGACACACACTGCTTTCATCAGCTGCAAGTCCTGGGCTGTCCGGCGGCGATTACATCAAACCGGCCGGTGATCTAGCACCGCCGATGAAGACTTACCTCTCAAAGGTCCTCGACGCCAACATTCGTACGCCTGATCCAACGTCGCAGGCAAATCCCGAGCTGATCTCAATGCAGGACGGCGACCTGCCTCCTCTTGGGGACGGTGCCTGGCCTCTTCATGTTCCTTCAAACTTGTCTATCGACGGTGGCACATCGAAAAATGTTTTGACGGTCGACAGTCCACAGAACCTCATTCAAATTAGCGATGCAACGAAGAAGGCAGGTCAAGAAACCTCCTCAGCTCCCACGACCGATATTCCCAATGCATATCCCGTGGACGAGACGTCTCAGACGATATCACACACAGATCCTGCGACGAAGCTGCCCGTCGGACCAGAACCGATAGCTAACTCCAAGTATTTCACAAATTCAGAAGACCTGGATCCGTCCGTGTTGGAAACGTACTCTGACGCCTCCAAGGACCTCTTGATCAAGAGAGGAAAGTCCAATGACGTCGGCCCTGATGGACACACATTTCTGCAGACGGCTTACGGCCGAGGCGTGGGCAAAAGCGTAGATGGAAAACCTCCCGCCGCCTCTGAGGCTAAGAAGCTTAGACCGCACGTTTCAGCGTACACGGTGAATGTTTTAGGTAAAAACATTCACAAGCCCGGTGATCCCGCCGACGATGGCAACGCTGAGAAGAACGAATTTTACCCAATCACACCCCACACGCCGACAAGCAAAAACGATCTTGGAACTTCGGCAGAAATTCGTTCCAACCCGGACAGCAAGAAGTTGACAAGGGAGATAGCCCAAGCAAAGGCCGCTTTTATGATGGGAGGAGAAGGTCCTGCAGGCGGTGTTCCTAACGTTTATAGACCAAAAGATCAACCTCTTCTGCCTTCTGAGCTGGCCAAGGTCGTCGACGATGGGTATCCTCGGTCAGCGACTGACGAGCAAGCTTCGCAGAAAGAATCAGGCTTCTTCATAAAAGGTTCCGATCTTCCGACAGCCTATTCTGACGACGTCACCTCTCTTTCTGATTTCAAAAGAGGTAAAACCAAAAAGACAGGAACGGATGGCAACAAGCTTCTGAAAGACGCCACAAAGCCTGCTCCCGCCGGCTTAAGCGGCGGACACGTAAAGAAGTCAGGCGGGGACGCACCAGGAAATCCTGTTGGACCTTACGTCTCAAAGGTGCTTGAAAAGAACAGGTTCAACGCGTCGACCAATTTCGCCCCAGACGAAATGCTGCAACCACACACCAAGCTAGAGTCTCCTTCAATTTTTTCTGATCCTTCGTCCAAAGATCCAAGAGAGGTCTTTGAGAAACGTGCGAGATTCATGCCGCCGTCTCAGCTTCAGTTTGGTGTCTCTGCACCTATCGACGATGATGCAAGAGGTTACGACTTTAGACGCTTGACAAGGATAGGTAACGTTCTTCAAATGAGAGCAACGGGCGAGCTCAACTTTCTCGGGGGTAATCCGATAACCGACACCAGGGACCCTCTGGCTCAGCTTAGCGCCTTGGCTCCCGGCCTTGGTCAATTTGGTGCAGGTGTTCCGCTGACCAGCGAATATCTCAACGTTGAAAACATCATTGCAGAGTTGGGCACCGATGATGGAAATGAAAAGAAGATATACAACAAAGAGTTGATTCTGATGAACACTTTTGAAGGTGTGATAAATAACGTCTTCGACAAGTTCTCAGGATTCAGCGCGATCGGCATGCTTGCGACATGCCTAGCTTTGCTCGCCGCTGTCCTTGTGGCTTTTGGAGCCTTGAGCTTGATTTTAGGTGACGGCAAGGTTGAAGGATTTCAAGTAAAAAGAGAAGCAGGCGGAGCAGGACGACCTGGTATCGGATCTTTTTATGGCAATGGCGTCGGACCTGCCTCAGCAGACGATATCATCAGTGCATTTACACCCATTGGTGACTCTAGCCTGCTTCTTCGTTTTTTTGGAATCATGCCGACCAGGGTTGGTCTTGGTGAGGCCACCCGCAAAGGTATGCTAACATTCTTTGCTGTCGATGAAGACTTGAATCCGTTGAAGACGATGCAGAGTCCAGGTTTTTACACGGTCATGGCCCGCTCCTTGGTGAGGTCAGCGGTCGCAATCGTTCTTGCCTTTAAGGATCTCGTTGAGCTGATCGCAACAGGCAATTTTGCCTCAAGCATTGAGCAGATATTTGAGGTCCTTGAGACCATGAAGACATCACGCTTCTTTGCGGCCATTAATATCTTTGCCCAGATAGGCAATAACCTTACAGGGCCCGATGTCACCATCGACACACTCGACGCAGGAAGAAAGATTTCTGAGCTCGACGCCGCTGAAAAAGCTTATGGCAAGAGCAGAATACGAGCAAAAAATGTTATTTTAGGCAATCCAAACAAGTTAGCGTGGGCAACGAACAGAACACCCGACGCGTTGATGCTTCCTGCAAATGTTCACGAATTATCGCTTGATGACGATTTAGGTTCGGGTCGTCTTTTGGTTGAAGATCCTTTGGCAACCACACGCTTTGAAATGACGACCAATGCATTTAATTCAAGGATATCGACTGAAAAACGTGAAGAGATTGAGAAAAAATTCGACTCAGAGTTCATGCCGTTTTACTTTCACGACTTGAGGACGAATGAGATATTAGGCTTTCATGCATTTTTGACGTCGCTAAATGATGATTACACGGCCAACTATGAGTCAATTGATGGTTTTGGACGCGTCGACCCGGTAAAGATTTATAAAAACACGAATAGAAAAATCGGTATCTCTTTCATCATCGCCGCCCTCGATGAACTTGACTTTGATTCGATGTGGCTTAAAATTAATAAATTGACAACGATGGTCTATCCGCAGTACACACAAGGCAAAAGGCTGGGTGTTGAAATTAAAGAAAAAGGAACTTATCAGTTCACCAAACCTTTTACCCAGCAGATATCTGCTGCACCAATGATTAGGCTTCGATTAGGCGAACTATTCCGCAGTAATTATTCAAAGTTCAACATCGCAAGGATATTTGGAGTTATAGAACCAGGTGCTTCTGTTGGAGGACCCAATAAAAGCAAGGTATTTGATGAAGGTGCGGCCGCCGCGAACGCGACGACAGACATCGGTAATCTACAAAAGCTTCCAACTATCACTGATCCTGCTTTCAAGGTCAAGCAAGGTTACAGGTTCAAGCCAGCTGACAGAACGTATAATTTAATCGACCCAGCGGCCTCAGGAGACAGACCTTCACAAATAAATCCATATACATTTGGCGTCTCACCAGCATTCATGCTCGAGATAACTAATCCTCTTGTTAACGACAAGGAGACAGGTCAGTCATATATTGAAGCTAAATTCGTTGAGCCTGACGTTGAAGACACTAAATCAAGGGCAGCGTATGGACAGTATGAAGTAACATTGTTAGAGGCTGATGAAGATGGTGAACCTTTAAATAACGTGCTGAAAATTGGCGACGACAACATGCTTTTTAAAGTTTCAATCAGCGATTTACTCGAAATGTCACCCTCGACGTTCAAAAAATATAAGGAAGCTAACGGCATGGGATTGAAAGCGAATGCTGATTATGTTGCCAACGTGAAAGATTTTATCAACGAAAAAAACAATGCCATAACTAGGTCATTCAGGTCAGCCGGTGGAAAGGGCATAGCAGGCTTCATCGAAAGCCTCAGTTTTGATTGGTACAGCGCCACATGGGAGACGAAAGAAGGCAAGAGGGCTCCGAAGCTGTGCAAGGTGACGATGGCATTCGCACCAATACACGACATATCTCCAGGACTTGCAGCAGATGGCTACAATCGTGCACCGGTGTATCCTGTGGGCCCACACAACGCTGACTTAAAGACGCTGATAAGCGAAAATGAGATATAATAATTACCACGAGGAAGCATGCCAGCATTTAGTAGATACCTAAGGGACAGGGTTTCGTCAGACGGCAAAGGATTGGCGACGTCAGGCGCCATCGCCGTCATTAGATCTGCGATTCAGACAGGCGACGTTCCGATCGTTAAAACTTTGACGACGACTCAGGCAGACAGGCTTGACAGCCTTGCGGCAGCCCTGTACAATGACAGCAGATATTGGTGGGTTTTGGCCGCTGCTTCAAATATAGGATGGGGATTACAGGTTCCACCCGGGACAGTCATATTGGTGCCTGACATCAAGTCCGTCGAGGGGCTGGTCGCCTGATGTCTTATTTCAACGACATAAATTCGTTTTATACCTTTTTACGTGAAGGCACGCTCGACAACAAATTTAAGCTGAGACAACAGCAGGGCGATAAAATCAGCCAGACAGACGCATCAGCGAAATTCGGCGAACAGATCAAGAAGCTGTACGTTGAGAAGATGTGCTCAGGAGAGCAAATAATCAAAGGCCTCATCGATTATGCGACTCCTGACAGTAAAAATTTTGACGCTGAGTTCGCAAAGGATTTAGGTTTTGTCTTCAACACGTTCTATCAAAAGGCCGGCCAGCTGAAGGCAGAGGTCTTGAACAACAAGGATTATTGGCAGTATCTCGACGGCGACGGCGACGTCCCAAAGCTGACGCCTCTTGAGGGCGATTTTTATGCGAGGCTGTGCGGCGCTGACCCTCCTCCCGGCGGCGGGGGCGGTCCTCCCATCGATTTGACCGTCAACCTTTTAAGGTCGCCAAAGTTGAATCCCAAGGGCAGAAATGTTAAGTCCGTTGACCTCTTCATGAACGCGATACCGTCTCTGTTCGCGTCCCAGATGGTGCCGTACTTTGAGGTTGAGTTTGAGTTTCCAAGAATACCAGACGGAGCAAAGCGCGGGGAAACTTCGATCAGGTTCCTAAATAGACCCTCATTGCTTCGTTTTTTATTGGGTTCAGAAATAGATGTCACGAAAATGCCGTTAACGGCTGCTGACCTCGCCATGATCGCTCCATTCAAAACAAAAAAGAAGGGAGACGATGGAAGGTATTTGACGTCGGTTTTCGCCGGCACCGAGATGTTTACATCACCACAAACCCTTATCAACATGGATACGCTCAGCGGACCCAACACGGTCAGATTGAATCCTGCGCAGCCATTTCTTCCTCCTGCCACTTTGACGAACGGAAGCATTAGAATGGTCAACGCCGGAGCAGGAACGTTTGCCATGACTTATGCCGACGTTGAATTCAAGGTGCACGACCGCGCCCGTTTTGCAGAATTCTCAGAGTTTTTAAGGCAAGACAAATACACGAAGGACATAACCACGTGGATAACTTATGGTTGGTTGGCACCTCGGTCTCGAGGTTCAGAAGACGTTTACGCTCAGTTCATAAACGAGAACATGTTGGTCAAGCGAGCGTTCAGCCTGATGAACTCAAGCTTTTCTTTTGATCCAACGGGTCAGGTCACGGTCAAACTAGGTCTCGTGACCCAGGGTGGATCGTCGATAGTCAACGAGCCACTGCAGTCGTTGGCATCCGACTTAAAGGGTAAGGACGTCATGTCGCAATACCATAGAGATCTAAAAAGGATTCGCAACAAGATATCCAAGGCAAGAAAGTATTTTGGGCAACCGAATGAAGGAACAAAGGACATTCGAATGTATCAGGTCCTTGACGCTGCCGCTGGCGGTGCTGTCGAATTTGGCTTAAAACCAGAAGAGTTAGCCGAGATCAGCGACAACATGAAAGTCGCGATCGAAGCGAAGGACAATGGTCTTAGCGATAACGAAAGAGCAGAAGCGTTGAAGGCTGTTGAGGCGATCCGGGCGTTGGCTTCAGAGGAAAACTGGAACAAGGTCAAAAACCTTGCCTCATCTTACGTTCAAGAAAAACTGAAATCATGCTCTGACGGTTCTTCTCCTGATCCGTTCATTCCTCTGCCTGATAAATTTTTCAACAAAGGAGCCGAAAAGATTCCTTTTTATTCCAACGATCTTGTCAGATCAACTTATGAAAGGATTCCGCCTATACCTGACAAGAAGGATAGGTTGCCTAAGAAGCCCGACATGTCGAAGGTGCCGACAGCTGAAAATAATCCCGAAGGCGGTGTCAAGCAGCTGTCACAGGAAGAGCTTGACAAAAAGAAACCTGAGCAGGCCGCAGTGCCGATCGTCACATTGGAGAGTTTGAAAATTTCAGGAGATTTGACGGGTTCGCTCGGCCTATCTTCACCCGTCACGCCGATAAAATCTCCTTCGAAATCTGCGCAAGGAAAAAATGTCGCCGCAAAAGAAAGCACAGCACCGACGACTTTTCAACGACGTATCGTTTCGTTAGGAAAGCTTTTTTGTGCCCTGTGTCTTCCCGCCATTCTTGGAGCCGCCAAAGAAGAAGGAATAACAGAGGTTCAGATTAATTTTTATCAATTCAACGAGTCGTGTGGACCATTATCACTTCACAATATCGCCGAGTTTCCAATAGACTTTGATTCTTTTATCGATCAGTTCGGCTTCTATTGCCTGAAAAGAGGAGGTGACGTCATCACCTTGAACGAATTTATGGAGTTCATCTCAACGTACGTCATCAGCGATAAAAGAGCGCCTGGTTATGGAATGAAGACGTATTATAACGCCTGGAACAGGGACAGCCCAGAACCAGTTGCGTGGAACGGTGATGCGAAGGAATTTGAATCGAAGATGGCGAAGTGGTTCCTCAAGTACAAGGAATGGAAATTGCCTGCCCTAACGATTGCAGTCGACTGCATGAAAGCAGGAGAAGACCCGGCGTCCAGATCTGACCTGTTGCTGTCGCTAGCTTCTACCGTGGCCCCGGTCAACAGCGGTCCCAATGTCAATATTGGAAAGGTAAAACGAATACATATTTTTGACGATTCTCTTGAGCAGTACTCTTTACTGAAGCAGAACCTGATCAAGCAAGAAGACGGAAGCTACGTCGTCTATGGAACCGACCAAGAAAAACAGGCTTATTTGGACTGGAGACAGAGCCAGCAGTCTACCGCCACCATGGAAGGAAAGACAGCCAAGTTACCTGGTGGGTTGGCAATCGTCACCGGCGGTAAGGACGCCCTTCTTCAGTTGGTTCAAAGCATCATTCCAACGATTGATTTTGCGACCAATGGCACCATGATAAGCAACGCGACGCTGGCATCGAAGGTCGACGGCGTCGCAGGTTCTATGGCGATGCTTGGGACGACCTTTAAGGTCGACACACAGCCTTCTCCTAACGGCTTGACGATGGCTGAGAACAATCTTCCGATGAGATTTTTGCCTGCACAATTGACGATGAATTCCATGGGCTGTCCGATCGCCGAGCTTTACCAAGAATTCTTTGTTAACTTCGGTACGGGAACCTCCATCGACACGACGTACAGGGTCACGCAGATCGTCCACAACTTCTCTCCTGGGAAGTTCGATACCAGCTGGACCTTTGGTTACTCCGATGGATATGGTAAGTTCTATGGAGCTGAAACCATGGGAGATTTGATGAAGCAGGTCGCGGGTTCTACGAACCCAGGAACGACGCCGACCGACACATCATCGAATGAACCTCCTGAAATTTTCACAGAGCAAAGACAGTCTAAGCAAAATAAAATTCCTCCAAATGGCAAATAAATGAAAACTACGGTCATGGTATGATACATCATGATGATACGATGTCCATAGACAGGTTTTGTATTTCTGCAGGGGTTCTTGGTTCCGATCATCACATGACGATCGACTCTGATGGCATCAGCCTTAGCACCATGCCTCCTCACGACTGCTGGTTGCTCTCTGGACATTTTAGAAACGATGATCATCTTTGCTTAGACACATTACTGAAGCTCCATGGTGTCTGGTTCAATTCTCAACCTGATCAAAGATGGAAGAACATGATGGCATCCGTCGGCTGTGTTGAGGATGTTCCATGGTCAAAGGTTCTGCCGCCGAGTCAATACAAGCTTCATGTAAAAAATCTAATAAAATCTGTCATTGCCAAATCAAAAGACATTTCTCAAGAATATTATAGAAACACGTGGCATCCATGCGGTGCTATATTTCGCAGGTTGCGACCGGCCAAGATCGACACATCGACATACAAAAGCATCATTGACGCCGAAGGGCATGGAAACGGTGCATTGGAGACCTTCAAACCATCGTCGGGAGGATACGCTTCTCAGGTGGTGTATGATCGTTTTGGAACGCGTACCGGAAGGTTGACCGTTGAGTCAGGTCCACAGATCTTGACGTTGAAAAAAGAGCATAAAAAGATCATAAAGTCTTATTACCAAGACGGACGCATAGTTTCACTCGATTTCGCAGCCCTCGAGGCCCGTGTCCTTCTTTTTGAAGCCGGTCATCAGCCTACCTCTAGCGACATCTACACACAGATTTCCAAAGATCTTTTTGAAGGCAGGGTTGAAAGATCCATCATCAAGGTGGCCGTGTTGAGTGAATTGTATGGGGCTTCTCGTGCTTCTTTGGATCACAGGTTGAACATGCCGTCAGCTGACCTTGACGTTTTCATAAAGTCGATCAAATCCTACTTCAAAACGGCAATCCTGAAAGCACGCTTAAAAGAAGAGTTCGAAAAAAAAGGTAACATTACCAACAAGTTTGGTAGGCCTCTGTTCATCGATTCAAAAAATTCTGATTATCTTCTTGTCAACACATACGCTCAAAGCACGGGTGCGGACATTTCTTTGCTGGGATTCTCTAAGATCACAGAGGCGTTAGGCTCTGACGGCATTCGTCCGCTTTTCGTTCTTCACGATGCCCTTATCCTTGATGTTCGACCTGATAGATTACGTGACGTGGAATCCATTACATCTATAAACATTTCAGGCTATGATCATGGCTTTTCCATAAAGCCAGAGGTTATTGGATAATTAAACTTCATGAAACTTACACACGCAGCGCTTCGAAGATTGATCAAAGAAGAAATACAAAATCTTGCCGAGTCTGACGCCAACCTAGAGACCATCAAGAGTGACGTGTCGAATGTCCTGGACAACTTTGTCAAGTACAAGAGATATAGCGTCGCCAGCGTTATTTCTGCTGTTTATGCGTGGGCAAACGAGAAAAACGCTGATTTAAATACACGATCAGTAAACAAGGCACAGGACCTGACATCGCTCGCAGCCCAGCTAAGAAAACAACACGGAATTTGACTGATTGAACAATGACCCCATTTCCATGTTAAAATGGGAATTATGTCATTAAGTCCCGAAGAGATCGCTGCAAATTTTGATAAGTTTCGTTCACTTTGCGAAAGGCTAGCCGATAGATCAACGGCTGCCCTCGCGCTCGTCGATCACTTTGCAGAAAGATTAGCTTTATGTCCAGCCTCGGGCCGTAAGGAATATCACCTTGCAGAACCAGGCGGTCTGGTGGACCACTCCCTTCGGGTCCTCGGCAATGCAATGAAGCTGTGCAAGGCTTTTGAGTACAATCTTCCCAAGGATTCTCTCATCATCGCTTGTCTCTTTCACGACATCGGCAAGCTCGGTGACCTAGAGCAAGAATACTACCTTCCACAGGATTCGGACTGGCACCGCGACAAGCTCGGTGAGATGTACAAACACAACAAGGACATCAAGTACATGACCGTCCCACACCGCGGTGTCTGGTTGTGCCAACACTTTGGTCTGAAGCTCACCCAGGATGAATGGCTTGCCATCATGCTCAACGACGGTTGGGTCCTTCAGGAAAACAAGGCATATTGTCTAAAGGAAGGAACCCTCGTGAGCGTTGTTCAGACGGCTGATTATCTTGCAACAAAGCACGAGAAGGAAACGCTTGGTGGCTAATATTTAAAGTCATGTCGGCCGACGATATTCTTCGCAAGTACATCAGGAACCTTATTGAAGAGGTTAGAGATACCCCACGTGTGGGTGATCAACTAAAAAATGCCGATGGTTCACCTGAAAGCGGAGATGACAACGATGATGAGAATGAGAAAGAAGTAGACGAGATGAATGTCACAGCCCACATCGTCGGCCCGATGCTTCCTTTTGCAATGAAGACACCAGGGAAGAAAAAGAAACCCGGCTGGAGATAAATGAAAAATTTAATCCTTCCTTATACCGCCCTCTTTACGACGGGTGTAATCGGCGCTTTTGTCACAAAGAAGGTCCAAGGTGGATCACTTCCGATATGGGCTCCCATCGGTCCATCAATCGTCAGCGGTCTTCTTTGGGGTTACATCTCTCGTCGTTCCCAAAACCTCAGCCTCATGTCGGTCCTCGTCGACGTCATCTACACGGCGGCGTTCGTCACAGGTTTCATCATCCTCGGTGATCGCCTTACACCTCTTCAGGTTGCCGGCTTCATCGTCTCACTCATCGGCGTCGCAATGATGGCGGCATAATCCTCACCTTCCTAATATTTAACATGTCGACCCTTCGACGCGGAATAGGATTAGGAATGAAAAACAACAACGTTTGTTCTGTCGGTCCCGACACCGTGCAAAGTTGACGCAAGGAATATTATAACAATACAACCAACCGACACTGATGTAGGTTGACAACAGACTTGGATGTCTAACTGATGTGGCGAACCACATGCGGTGGTTCCACCTCGATTAGAGGTTCACAGCGGAAACGGAAAAGGAAAATATCATGGCAATCGATCTAGAAGCAATCAAGCGACGTGTGGCAGAGCTCAGCGGTGTGAAGAAGACCTCATCTGTTCAGATGTGGAAGCCTGGCCTAGGTGAGTATAAGATTCGGTGTCTCCCTTGGAAGAATGCTGGGGAGGGACAACCTTTCATGGAGAGGTGGTTCTATTACATCGGCGAGAATGCAGGCCTCCTGGCACCAAACCAATTTGGTAAGCCTGATCCCATCAATGATTTGATTCGTAAGCTATACAGCAGCGGTAAGCCTGACGATAGGACACTAGCAAAGAAGTTGGCACCAAAGATGCGATGCTATGCCCCCGTCATCGTCCGCGGTGAGGAAGACAAGGGCGTTCAGGTCTGGGCATTCGGTAAGATCGTCTATCAACGCATGCTAGGTTTCTTCCTCGATGAGGAGGTCGGTGACATCCTCGATCCATCACAGGGATTCGACCTCAAGGTTACCATCTCAAAGGCGCAGGGTAAGCAATTCAATGACACGATGGTCGATCCAGCTCGTCGACCTTCAAAGCTTCATGAGGATCAAAAGGTTGCCTCAGGCTGGCTCGAGGCAATTCCTAATCTCGACGACATGTATCGTCTAAAGTCGACGCAGGAGATTGAGGCTGTTCTCAACAATTGGCTTAACGGAGGAGTTCCGGATGAACCATCATCCGTTGAAGTGACACGAGGACCAGCTCCACCCGATGCGCTAGCTGATCTGGTTGCTGAGGTCAAAGGATCTCCTGAGAAGGTGGTCGCAGCAAAAAAGCCAAAGAAGGCCGATGACGAAGAACAGCCTAAGAAGAAGTCACTCGACGACGCTTTCGCTGATCTGATGTCAGACTGATAGTCCTTGAAGAAGCGGCCGGAGGTAAATCTTCCGGCCGCTTTGTACTATTTCCAATCAAGATAGGATAATTGAGTATGGCAAGAAGAGAAAAAACAGAAGAAGCCGAAGTTTCAACCAAAAAGTCTGAAGTCGACAGCATGATGAAAGACCTAATCTCCTCTATCAATAAGGAATTTGGTCAGCGTATAGCTTACAACTTGTCTGAGATGGATGCTCCAACGGTTGTTAAGCGCTGGATTGATACTGGTTCAGTTCAACTAAACTATGCTATCAGAAACGCCATGGAAGGTGGTTATCCTGAGGGCCGCATCATTGAGATCAGCGGCCTTCCTTCCTCTGGCAAGTCTCACCTTGCCTACCACGCCGCAGCTATGGTTCAACAACAGGGCGGTCTTGTCGTTTATATCGACACAGAAAATGCCACTCCCGTTTCCAAGCTGGCAGACATGGGCGTCGATGTTCGCAAGCGATTTGTTTATTGCGACTCACACTGCACAGAGGAGGTCTTCTCCATCATCGAGTCGACCATCGTAAAAGCAAAGCAGATCCTGGAGAAGAACATCCCCATCCTCGTCATCTGGGACTCGGTGGCAGCAACATCACCCAAGGCCGAGCTGGACGGCGACTATGACCAAAACTCCATCGGTCTTCAGGCGCGTGCAATCTCAAAGGGCATGCGAAAGATCACAGGTGTCATCGGTCAGAATAACGTGACGCTCCTCTGCATCAATCAGCTTCGTGATAACATCGGCGTTATGCATGGCGATCCAGCTACAACACCCGGTGGAAAGGCGATTCCATTCCATTCATCGGTCCGCATTCGCCTCGGCAGTGGTAATCAAGTCAAGGACAAGGCAGGTAATCCTATCGGTATCCACACAACAGTCACCATCAAGAAGAACAAGGTTGCCGCCCCTTTCCGCAAGTGTGAGTTTGACATCATCTTTGGAAAGGGCATCGTTGAAGATGAATACCTCTTCGATGAGGTCAGGTCACACTGCAAGGCAAATGGTCCTGTAAAGCGTGACGGCCTTGAGATCAACATTAGCGGCGAAGGAGCATGGAAGGAACTCACTGTCATGAGCACAAAGACAGGTGAGATGATTGTAGAAAAGAAGTTCTACAAGTCTGAATTCGGTGCAATGTTGAAGGATCAAAGCTACAGGAGCCACCTGTTGACGGCGATCGATGCGGCGTTGGTTGTTTCAGGTGGTGAACCATCTGGTGAAGGTGACGGAGAGGGAGGAATGTCAGATGAGTGATACATACGTTCTTTGGGTAAACTATGAAATTGAAGACCCCGACCTGTTACCAAAGTACCAGACACAGGGTTCATCAGGTTGTGACCTACGCTCATCAATCGATGCGGTCATTCCTGCCGGAAAGAGACAGATGGTACCCACTGGCCTAAAGGTAGAAATACCTGTAGGCTTCGAAGGTCAGGTACGACCTCGCAGCGGTTTGGCGGCAAAGCACGGCATCACTGTCCTAAACACACCAGGAACAGTTGACTGCGACTACCGAGGTGAGATAAAGGTCATCCTGTTGAACACAAGTGACGAAGATTTTATCATCAAAAAAGGTGATAGGATTGCACAGCTCGTTTTTTCTCAGGTTTTTCGTGCCATCTTCAAGAAGGAAGAAGCGTTGACTTCAACTGAACGTGCTGAAGGAGGATTTGGTTCTACAGGAAGAGCTTGATTAGCGACCTGTGGGAGCTTCATCGGGTGCGGTAGGGGATGAAGCTCCTGTTTTCTTCGCATCCACTGCTGGGGTCTTTGGATAATGTGTTGCTGCAACATCCTCAGTGTATCCATAATCAAGAATTACGGCCCGCCCATCAGGCGTCTTGCCCCAGTGGTCTAAAACGGTTAGATCTGCTGACATTAGTTTATTCGAACCTTTTTCGGCCTCTCCGGGCGCAGAATGTTTCGCGGTCGACGATGAATTTCCTAACTTTAGTTTATTCGAACCTCTTTCGGCCATATCGTAAACTTTCTTTGTGAATTCATGGGCCCCGCTGGGTAAGGACATCTTATTTTTTCTGGCGAATGTTGACACTGACGCTGTCAAATCTTGAACGAATTCCTGCCAATCGACTCCGGTTAGGCTTTTGAATTCATTCGTCGATGTAATAGGTTTTACTAGGTCTGAGATGACCCATTTTCCTTCCTTGTCAGCGTCATAAATTCTGGCCGCCACGTCGGCCGACGTGGGTTCTGCGTATACCTCTACTTCAGCTTTGTTTTGAGCGATGCCTTTTTCATTCCTGGCAATCTTTAAGACTTTCTTTGATGACAAAACGAATGCGATTCTTGAGCTACCTTGACCTAATGGCTCTAGATAATTCATCGCATAAGCTTGCATGATTGATTCATTTGGCAGAGATCTAAAATCTTTTAGATCGAAACGCCGACCGCCAAAACGGGTTTTTATCTTTCTCTTTGAACGAATTTTTTCTACTATCAATTGAAGATATTCCTGTAACAGCTCGTGATTCATATCGTTAATTATTCCTCAATTTTGCATGGTTGTACTAGGTAGTCAGTTTGTGTATAAATGAATTTATGACATCACAACGTCCTGTTCTGATCATAGATGGACAAAACCTATTCATTAGATCATGGGCGGCTTATCCTCAGATGTCGTCTCATGGCTATCAGATGGGGGGTTGCATTGGATTTCTCAAGACTCTTCGTAGAATCGTGAATGAGTTGCAACCCTTGAAGATCTGTGTCGCTTGGGAAGGCGGCGGCTCCCAGAGAAGAAGGGCGATATATTCTGACTATAAGCTTGGTCGACGACCTGAAAAGTTAAACCGTTTTTACGGTGATGACATTCCTGATTCTGAAGAGAATAGAAAGCACCAGTTGGTCTCTCTGTTGGAGATGTTGAAGTTTGCGCCCGTTTGTCAGATTTATGCTTCTGACTGCGAAGGTGATGACATCATCGCTTACCTTTGCAAAGGTCCATATGTTCGTGACAATAAGGTTATCGTCTCATCGGACAAAGACATGTATCAACTACTCGATGACAAAACCTACATTTACTCCCTTCACAAGAAGAAGGTATTGACTAATGATGACATATTTGAAGAGTACAGGATCAGACCTCACAATTTCGCTATGGCGAAATCTCTATGTGGCGACGACGGCGACAACATTCCTGGCATCAAAGGGTTAGGTTTCAAGACAGTTGCAAAAAAATTTCCTTTTTTAGGTGGTGACTCTGAGATATTGCTCGAGGACGTCATTTCTTTTTGTCAAGCACACATCTCAGAGTCGACAGCATACAGACGTGTCGTCGATTGCAAGGCAGACCTGGAAAGAAATTGGAGGCTGATTTACCTCGATGGCAGCATGCTCTCTGCCTCACAAGTTTCCAAGGTGCAACATGCGATAGATACATTCAGACCCAAGGTTAATAAGATTGGCCTTATCAAGTCTTTAGTAAAAGAAGGAATAGGTGATTTTGACGCCGAGTCGTTCTTCTACGCATTCAACTGCGTCGAAGGTCTCAGCTTTGGAATCGGAGAATAAAATGCTAGAAAATGACAAGACAAGCAACGGCGCAAAGCAAACGTTCGGTACATATGGAAAATCTTTTCAAGAAAAGATTGGTCAGGCATTACTGACCGATCCGAAGTGGGCCGAACAGATGATGGAGGTCTTTGATTCTTCGTATTTTGAGCTGAAGTACCTACAATTCCTTGCTGACAGGTATTTTTCATATTCAAAGAAGTACAAGGTGTTCCCAACGTTGCAGCTTCTTGTCACTATCATTAGAGAAGACCTAAAGGTAGGAACCGACATTATTCTTCGTGATCAAATCATTGAGTACCTTCAGCGAATGAAGGCGAATCCTGACCCAGGTGACCTTCAGTTCGTCAAGGAAAAGTCTTTGGAGTTCTGCAGAAAGCAGGCCCTCAAGAAAGCCCTTGAAGATGCCGTTGATCAAATGCAGGCCAATAAATACGAATCCATCGTCGAATCGATTCGAAAAGCTGTTCAGGTTGGTACCGCCCCTTCAGTTGGTCACGACTTCTTCAATGAGATGGATGCCAGGTTCACCCGCTTGAAGCGGGACACCATTCCGACAGGTATTCCTGATCTTGACAAGAAAGAAATCCTCAACGGCGGGTCAGGCAAGGGAGAGCTGCTCTGCGTCGTTGGTGGTAGCGGTTCAGGCAAATCCCACTGGCTTACAATGATTGGGGCAAACGCCCTTCGGGAAGGAAAGAATGTTCTTCATTACACCTTTGAGCTGTCTGAAACAGCTGTCGGTATTCGCTACGATTCGAACCTTTGTGACATGGATTCAAACGAGGTCATGGACCACAAGGACGAGATCGTTGAAAAATACAAGAACATGAAGCTTGGTCGTCTATTCATCAAGGAGTATCCAACTAATACTGCCTCAGTTTTTACAGTCAGATCACACATTGAAAGGCTTGACCTCAAAGGATTCAAGCCCGATATCGTCATCATTGATTACGCCGACATCATGAGGTCTTCACGACAATTCGATTCTCTTCGACACGAGCTCAAGTTAGTATATGAAGAGCTTAGAGGTCTGGCCATGGAAATAGGCATTCCAATCTGGACAGCTTCACAGTCCAACAAGGAAGGTGCCAATGCTGAAGTCATTGACATGACCAACATGTCTGAAGCATATGGTAAGGCCATGATCTGTGACTTCATCATCTCAGTCTCTAGGCGTGCCCACGAGAAGGCCAGCGGATGGGGTCGACTTTTCGTGGCAAAGAATCGTGCTGGCCGCGACGGTCTCGTCTACCCAGCCAAGATCAATACAGCACAGAGTAAATTTGAGATTACGGGTTCAGCCGATGCACCTGAAGAGATAGCTGCCACCGATGAAGCAGAGCAGAAGAAAGCCTTACGCGCGAAGTGGAGGGAACTTAAGTCGGAATTTACCCCCAACAAATCATGACAATCAGCAACTTTTGAAGTATAGTTATCAACCTCAAGTAAACCAAAAAGCGGAGATCAAGATGAACACGTTCACATACAACGAAGCATACGAAGCGTCTTTAAAGTACTTCAACGATGACGAGCTTGCTGCCTCAGTTTTCGTGTCGAAGTACGCCTTGCGTGACAGCGAAGGAAACATTCTTGAAAAGACTCCAACAGACATGCACCTCCGCCTCGCCCGTGAGTTTGCTCGAATCGAAGCGAAGTATCCTAATCCGCTTTCTGAAAAAGAAATCTTTTGTCTTCTTGCTGATGTCGATCACATCGACATTTCTGAGCGTGCCGTGATGACCTTAGAGCAACTTGCCTCGGCGTCACGCGGTGTTGGTGCGGTTGTTCCGCAGGGGTCTCCTATGTCCGCCATGGGCAATCCATATAAGCTGCAGTCTCTTTCAAACTGCTTCGTCATTGCATCACCTCAGGATTCTTATGGAGGCATTCTTTTTGCCGATCAGGAGCAAGCGCAGATCATGAAGCGGCGCGGGGGCGTCGGTTTCGACGTTTCGACTATTCGTCCGAAGGGGATGTTGACGGCCAACGCCGCAGGAACAACCGATGGCATCGGTGTCTTCATGGAACGTTTCTCCAACACCTGCCGTGAGGTGGCGCAAGGAGGTCGTCGTGGTGCATTGATGCTTACGATCTCGGTGATGCACCCAGAGGTAGAGACCTTCATCAACATTAAGAGGGACCTGAAGAAGGTAACAGGTGCAAACATCTCAGTTCGTCTCACCGACGAGTTCATGAATGCGGTCAAGGCTGATTCTGACTTCACGCTACGTTGGCCGGTTGAATCCTCAGTTGAGGAGGCTAAGGTCACCAAGGTCGTCAAGGCCCGGGAGATCTGGAGTCAAATCATCGATGCAGCCTGGACATCAGCCGAACCCGGCCTTCTCTTCTGGGACACAGTCAAGAAGATGACGCCCACTGAAGCGTACGCTTCAAAGGGCTATGCAAACGTCTCCACCAATCCATGTGCAGAACTCATCCTTAGCCCATATGACTCTTGTCGTCTGCTCCTCGTTAACCTCGCAAAGTTCGTTAAGGACACATATCTTCCTACAGCGTCGTTTGACTTCGATAGGTTCAAGAAGGTCTCAGCGAAGGCGCAGAAGCTGATGGATGACCTCGTCGACCTTGAGATCGAGGCAGTTGATGCAATCCTTGCAAAGATTGAAGCAGACCCAGAGTCACCCGACGTCAAGCTTTCCGAGGTTAATCTTTGGAAGAAGATTCGGACAGCGGCAAGCGGAGCACGTCGAACTGGTCTTGGCATCACAGGAATTGGTGATGCATTGGCATCGATCAATGTTGTTTATGGCACTCCGGAGTCGGTGAGCAAGACCGAAGAAATCTACAAGACATTAGCTCTTTCTGCCTATCGATCATCAGTTGATATGGCCAAGGATCGTGGTTCATTCCCGGTCTATGATTGGCAGCTTGAAAATGATAGCCCATTTTTGCAACGCCTCATGGAGGCTGACAAGGGTCTTTTCGTTGACTGGATGAAACATGGTCGTCGAAACATCGCCCTTCTTACTACAGCACCGGCAGGATCAGTCTCTTGCCTCACACAAACCACAAGTGGCATCGAACCCGCATATCTTCTTTCCTACACCCGTCGTAAGAAGATCAATCCAAACGATACGGCATCTCGAGTCGATTTCGTAGATCAACTCGGTGACAAGTGGCAGGAGTACAAGGTCTACCACCACGGCTTCAAGAGGTGGATGGATGCCACAGGCAAGACCGATGAACAGATTGCCGAGTCTCCGTACTGGAAGGCAACAAGCAATGACGTTGACTGGACCATGTCTGTCAAGCTACAAGCCGCCGCACAAAAGTGGGTCTGTCATGCCATCTCCAAGACGTGCAACCTTCCTAATGACGTAACTCGTGAGGTTGTTGCAGACGTCTACATGACCGCATGGGAGGCAGGTTGCAAGGGATTCACAGTTTACCGCGATGGTTGCCGCACAGGTGTCCTAGTCCAGGATCCACCGAAGGAAGAAAAGAAGGCAGTCGATGACCAACCCGAGACCATGGTAGAAAACCACGCTCCAAAGCGCCCGAAGGAACTACCATGTGATATTCACAGAATAAATGTGAAGGGTTCTGAGGGTCAGGAATCATACCTCGTCCTCGTCGGCAAGCTCGAGGACAAGCCCTACGAGATCTTCTGCGGCCTATCATCACATGTTGAGGTACCGAAGAAGGTCAAGAGCGGACTCCTTGTCAAGAACGGTAAGAAGGATGGCGTTGCGACATACAACCTTCAGATCCCCCTCGGCGACGATGATCAACTTGTCTTCAAGGACATCGTTGAGCTATTCTCCAACCCAAATCATGGTGCCTTCACAAGGTCACTTTCACTCGCACTTCGCCACGGTGTTCCTGTTCAATATGTCGTTGAACAGCTCCAGAAGGACAAACTCAGCGACATGCAGAGCTTCTCTAGGGTCCTTGCAAGGGTGCTGAAGGGATACATTCCTGATGGTGTCAAGTCAACGTCTGACAAGGTTTGCCCTGAATGTACGTCTAATTCTCTTGTCTACAAGGAAGGTTGTGTAACTTGCGCATCGTGTGGCTGGAGTAAGTGTTGATGAATACTTATCGCAGACAATGAAAGTCAACGACAAACAAATAAGAAAAGTAATAAAAGAGGAGCTTGCTAGAGGCATACCTGATTATGCCTTTGTGAGACCCGTTGAGAATGCTGTTGATTTATTAGTGAACGACTTGATTAAATGTCTCGTTGCTCACATCAATCAAACTTCACGAGATCCTCAGGCAAGAAACGCAAGATATGCTGCCGCCAACAGAATAGCGGCAGCGTTGCGTCGTGACCGTGAATTTACGAAAGTAATAGAAGATAAGTTAAAAGAGAAGCTTCTTATATTTTTTGATGAAGTATAAAAGATTACGCTGCTTATACTTGTATGCTTACTAGGCATATAATGCAATAATATGCCCTCCAACTCAAATAAAGTTGAGCTTATAGGAATTTATGGATCAGACGACATTCATGCCATGTCAGCCTGGACATCCACTTCACGTGATCTAACTAACGACAAGAAGAATAGAATTCCTTCTTTATTAAAGATGTTAGCTGAAAATGGACATGAAACACCATTTGAGAAATCTTCTTTACATTTTCTTGTGACGTCTGATATCAGCTCACACATCCATTTGATTAAACACAGAATTGGTGTTTCTGTCAATGCTGAATCTGCGAGATACAAGGAGCTGAAGGATGACAAGTATTACGTCCCATGTGACTGGGATGATGAAGAAATGCAGGAATACACTCAGCATATGGAAGAAAGCCTTAAAAGATATCACACGGTGTTAAATCGATTGGTAGCCAAAGGCTTTTCAAGAAAAAGGGCAAAAGAGTCAGCCAGGCTATATCTTCCATACGGAAATCAACTAACAGCTGACGTCATGTTTAATTTTAGAAGTTTTTATCATTTCTTAAAATTAAGATATTCTGAGCATGCTCAGCTTGAAATTAGAAATATAGCAAGAGACATGCTATATTTGGTGCATGAGACAGGCAAATTTTCTCACACTCTGTCTGCTTTTAACCTTGTCATAAATGATCGACCTAGGCAACCTTTTGATTCTTGATGTGAGTAGATGTCAATGGCGAAGTTCATAGTAATTGAAGGACCTGATAGAGTCGGTAAAGCTACGCAGTGCAAGCTTCTTCATGATTATTTTACAAAATCAGGACTAAAATCAAAGGTAATCGAGGTGCCTGTTCATGACAATTTTACATACAACGTAATTTATTGGATGCTTGGAAATGGTTTAGCAAAAAAATTCCCAAAGATATTTCAGGTTACGCAGCATTGTAATAGGCACTTATTCCAATGGCAAAGTCTAAAAAAGCTAGATCATGATTATGATTATCTGATAATGGATAGGTGGAGTCTATCAACTGTCATCTATGGTGCAGCCAGCGGCGTGAATACAAATTTTACTGAAAATCTATATAGGATGTTACGTGAGCCTGATCATACGATTGTGCTGTTAGGCAAAGCACACCAGCATGTTGCTGAAGACGTCTATGAAAAAGACACAGAGCTGCAACTAAAAGTAAAAGAGTTGTATCGTCAATGGGCAGAATCCCGACCAGGAAAAACCACGATTATAGATTGCAATGATTCACGTGAAAAGATTTTTGACAACATAATTGATTGTCTTTTAGATGTTGATGTTATTGAAATGAGGAAAATATGAGCTATAAAATTTCAGATGCCGTTGCTATGCGTATGATTCAAATTTTTCAAGAGGCTTTGCTTCTAGGAGTTGACGGTGCAGATTTGATGCGTCAAGTCAGGCTTGTCGTTTCGCCTGAAGACGCTGGTGTGCTTACTCTTGACCCTCAGTACGAGAAGCAAGTGTTTGATATGCATCAAAAATACCTTGAAGAAGCAGAAGCTCTTAAGTCAAAGTTAGACGATCAAAGCATAGTCAAATTAACATTTGATAATTAAAATGAACTGGTATATTCTTTCTTTGTGTCTTCTTGTCATGATTGTTAGATTGCTTCTTCCTCCAAAAGATTAAAAAAGATGCGTTAGGGGGTTACCAAATCTTGAAAGGTGTTTATCATAATTTTGTTGAGGCACTAGAGGTTGCCTAATACAAAGGAGAAAAAATGCTTACAAGATATCATGACACCTTTCGATCACCAACATTAGATTTGTTTGATTCTTTTGGTCTTTTTAGCGATCTAACTTCTTCTCGTACTCGCAGCGACACCATCGACGATGAAGGTATTAAGATAGAAATGCCGGGTGTAAGATCAAACGATCTTGATGTGTCAGTTGAGGGTCGTACGCTTAAGATAGCTGGCAAATCAAGACACGGCAAAGAGTATTCATACACCTACTCTTTACGTAACGTTGTTGATGAGTCTTTGATTGAGGCCAAGTTACAAGATGGCCTGCTTGAGATTAAGCTTCCAAAAAAGCTTGAATCAAAGGCAAGAAAAATTACTGTCACGTAAAGTGCATAATCGACTGTACCTTGATAAAGGTTCGGACAGGTGCCGAACCTTTATAGTATTTTAAATGCCTCAAAGTGCATGCCATCAGGTCGATTAGGAAACCACCCTCCCCAATAAAATCCAAATTGAACGGCAATGTCGACCAGCTCTCTAACGCAACCCTTTTGACCAACAATCGCTGGCTTCATTCCTAACCCATTCCACTGCGCATTGATATCGAATGCTGTTCCCCAGGCATGATTTGACAGCGATGTTCTGGAGCCTCTAATGAAACGAGGCACCCAAGAACCTCCCCACGTGATGATTCTGTCAGTTAAGCCCGCATCTTCCCATGCATGGAAAAGAGCAACAGTTTGATTGGCAATTTTTGAATGCATCTGTATCATCCCACTTTTGCTTGCACCTGTGACTCCTGACAGTTGAGGTACGATAATCGACGTGATGTTGTTTGTAGCCCAGCTGTCTGTGATCCTGATCGCTTCAGGATTACCCTTGATAGGCGTAGGAATGTATGAAAAATTTCCGAACATGTTTCTTCGTTCGATAAAAGAAAGATTTTTTACGCCAGGATTTTGAGGCCAATGTGGATTGGCGACATTGTCGTCGTCGTACGCTTCAGGATACTCAAACCTTTTGGCCATTTCAAATGTTTTGGGCCCGACGATACCGTCAGCAGTGAGTTTTTGAGCCCGTTGAAATTCCACTGTTTCGGTCAGCGTCACTTCATCGAAGATACCGTTGATGACAACGTCGCTGCCGTCATTGACGCCTCTAAGAAACGCCTGCCATCTTTCCACATCGTGTCCTGTGGATCCCTTTTTTAATAAAATCATTTTTCCTCACCTATAATTAATGCGATGGAAGATCTGCAGGAAAAAAAGAAGAAAAAAAAGATCAATCCAAAGTATCTCACCAAAGATGCCGACAAGATGAAAGATGAGATCGAAAAGCAGGCCGACAAGGATCCTGGTGATTCTTCGGCTTACAAATCACATCCAAAAGGCGATTGGAAGGCAGATTATTCGCCATCCGGGGAAAAGATACAAAACGAAGACATCAAAGTGGACGAGGAAATTTAAAGACATGTACGGTGAAAACCTTGATCTTGAAGATGAACTTTTAGAATCCATAGAAGACTTTTTGCTGGAGGAGTTCGAAGACGATGCGTTGCTCCTTCGTGAGTTTATAGAAGAAGTTTTATGCGAAAAGAAGAAGGGCGGCTCTAACCCAACGAAGGCCTTAAAAAATAAGGCAGAAAAAACTGGAGCTCCGATGGGAGCTCTGCGTGCCATCTATAACAAAGGGCTTGCGGCCTGGAGAACAGGCCACAGACCAGGAACTTCTCCTCACCAGTGGGCGATGGGACGCGTCAATAGCGTTTTGGCAGGCGGCCCAGCGAGAAAGGTCGATGACGCCCAGTGGAAACAGATTCAAAAACATCGTGGAAAAAAACGAAAAAAGAACAAATAAAAATGAGGTCAACTGTGTATAATCAGCCTCATGACTCCCGAAAAAGATGCTTATCTCCGAGGCAAATATCCAAAGATATTCACACGATCTGAACACGAAAAAGAGCCCATTGACCTGTGGGGTCTTGAATGTGGAGACGGATGGCATGATCTCATAGATTCTCTTTGCAACAAAATACAAAAGCATGTAGACCGCCGAGCTGCAGCCACCCAAGATGCGGCTGAACTTGAGAACGTGCAAGTCGTCGCTCAGCAGGTCAAGGAAAAATTCGGTGGTCTACGTTTCTATGTTTCAGGTGGAGATGACATCACCGATGCCCTCATCTCTTTCGCAGAAACCATGTCCTTCAAGATCTGCGAAACATGCGGAAATTCTGCGACCCAAAAAAACGTAGGCACATGGATACACACCTCCTGCGATCCATGCTTTGAAAAACGTGCATGGAGACAAAATGAGAAAGGTTGAGTTCAAAGATGGAATTGCTATTAATGGCGATAGTACTTCAACAGATGTCGTTGAAGAAGTCAAAAAATGGGTAGGTGAAGCGGGCGGCGTACCTCTCATCGCAACCGATCCTCCGTATGGCAACATCGTCATGCAGCATTGGGATCGGACGAAGATGACCGACGATCAGTACGCCGACTACATGATTGGATGGACCCGACTCTGGTCCGAGGTCCTGCTACAAGGAGGAGCATTCTATGTCTGGGGAGGTCTTGGACTTCCTAATTTCAGGCCTTTTATCAAATACCTCACACGTGTTGAAGATGATAACTTTAAGATGGCCAATCTCATTACCTGGAGCAAGAAGCGCGCATATGGAGTCCAGAACAACTATCTCTTTACGCGTGAAGAACTCGCCTACTTCACCAAGGGAAACCCAAAAAAGCCGCTAAAGTTTAACATTCCTCTCCTTGAAACCAAACGAGGTTACGCAGGGTACAATGAAAAGTATCCTGCCAAGAGCGAGTTCTACCGTCGAACCAATGTCTGGATGGACATCAACGAGATCTTCAAGGGTAAGCTTCATCCCACCCAGAAGGCCGACAGGGTCGTTGAGATCCCTATCGAAGTCCACACAGATCCAGGTGACATCGTCCTCGATCCCTTTGCCGGTAGCGGTTCGACTGCATTCGCTGCAAGAAGGTTGAATAGAAAATTTATTGTGATTGAAAAAGATGAAGAGATCTTTGGCAAGATGATTGAGAGGCTGTAATGAAAACTGTAAAGAACAAACAAGTCGATCAAAAAACTTATCTCAAGAATTTGTTGGAGCAATTTACAAAGCTTCAGGCAGCATCAAAAAGCAAGATAGAAAAATATGAAGACTTATTAAAAAGAGAAGGCTCAAAGCGGTGGGACGAAAAAAAGTTTAAGAAGTCTCAACAGCGTTTAGAACAGGCTCGACTGGAATATGAACAGTCATTCGAGATTATCGACCAAATTAAGAATCAGCTCGGCCGGCTATAATAATTAAAGACATGTATCTTTCACCAAAAAGAGTAAGAGTTGGGAGCAGGGTTGCCATTGTAGCTCCTTCAGCAACATTTTCAACTGAAGAACTTGCAGCAGGAATGGACGCAATTCGAGAAGCTGGATTGGAGCCTGTCGCTGGTCCTTGCGTAAGAAACTTAAGAACTGTGTCGTATCAACGTGCGGCGACTCCTCAGGAAAGAGCCGATGAATTAAATTGGGCATTTATGACACCCGACATGTCGGCTGTTATAGCTGTTCGAGGTGGTGAAGGGTCGGCTGCCGTGCTGCCGCACCTGAATTATGGCATGATTAGGAAATCACAAAAAGTTTTCGTTGGCAAGTCAGACAACACTTCGATTTCAATGGGGCTCTTATCTAAGTCTAATTTAATCTCTGTTTGCTCGCGGGGAGCTGCGATTCGATGCGACAAAGGGGCAGAGATCAGAGAGTCAGATTATCAATCACTAAGATGGACGTTGGAGCTTCTCATGTCCAGTGAACAATGGGACGATAAACCTTTAAAACACAATCAACACTTTGCCAGGACGGTGTCATCAGGAATCGCTACAGGTGTAGCCGTAGGAGGTAACGCCGATACATTTTCAAGATTAATTGGAACTGACTATCTCCCTGAGCTAAATGGTGCCATTCTTTTTTTGGAGGATGTAGATGAAACTGCAGGCTCTTTGTCAAAGATTTTTTTACACATGAAGCTTTCAGGTGTTTTAAACAGCGTCAATGGTATTGTTTTGGGAGAATTTGCGAAATCTGATGCTTCAAAGTCAAAAAATTACGTGTATGAGAACGTGATAAAAGAGTATTTCGCCGATGGTCCTCCTTGCTCGTATGGATATAGCTTTTCTCATGGAAATTATACGTGCCCTATTCCTATAGGTTCGCATGTCAGACTGGACGCCGATACGGGTCAGTTAGAGTTTGACTTTAGAATGTCACCAGCAATAAAGTAATATGAAATTAGCATGGGCAACAGATATACACCTCGATTGTGTTAACGATGCAGTTGCATGTGTTGAAAAATTGGCAGAATCATCAATGGGTTGTGATGGAGTCGTTATTTCAGGCGACCTATCTACAAGCCCTTTGATCGTAGATCACTTAAGGTTATTAAATGATTGCATACAAAAACCAATTTATTTCGTGTTAGGCAATCATGATTATTATTATTCTGACATTATCTCGACAAGAAAGCGTGTCGTAGAAGTATGTCGTAACCTACCTTTCTGTAGGTACTTGGGATCGACTTCATATATTAACGTCGGTAGATCTACTGCAATTGTTGGATCAGACGGATGGTACGATGCGTTGAACGGCAACCCTGATAGCAGCGAACTAATAATGAATGATTGGCTAATGATTGCTGATTTTAAATTGTCGATTAAAAACAACCTAAGAGGAAAATCAATCGACAGAAATGTTGTGGCACATGTCGCAAGACAAATTTGCAAGGCGTCGGTTGATCACATAGCAAGAGGAATAAAATCAGTTGTGAACGATGTTGATAAAATCATAATCATCACGCACGTGCCTCCTTTTGTTGAATCTTACACCAACTCAAAGTTCAAAGGATCACCCGACGAAAACATTGTGCCGTGGTACACATCTCGAATCATGGGTGAGATGTTACGCTCTGCGGCTAAAACATATCAGCACATACAGTTTACAGTTTTGTCCGGGCACACTCATAGCCCATTTGAAGGAAACATCTTTCATAATTTGCATGCAAAAGTTGGGAAATCACAGTATGGAGCGCCACAGATCGTTGGGTATATCGATACTTAAAATTCAAGGAGGAAATGCCATGAAGAAGGCACTTCTCTTGAATTGTAACGGTGAACCTCTTCATTTCGTTGACGGAATACGTGCAATCAAATTGATGCTGAAAGGCAGAGTCGAAGTCGCATCGGGCATTACAGGTGAACCATCATTTTGGGATGATGTTGTTTCTTCACCTTCATATGGCTTTAAGTTGCCGGCCGTCATTAGGCTAAAATACTATGTCAACAAAAGAACCTACAAAAGACCACCTAGATTTCAAAAAAGAGTTCTTTTTAATCGTGACTCTTGGAAATGTCAATACTGCGGATTACAGTTACAACATCCGATGATAACGATTGACCATGTCCATCCAATTTCAAGAGGCGGAAAGACTAATTGGAAGAATTGCGTTGTAGCATGTAAAAAATGTAATAGTTTTAAGGGTGACAAAACTCTTGAAGAGGTAGGTATGAGATTGCTCAAGGTTCCTACAGAACCTACAGCATTTCATTATTGGGATATGCTAAAGTCTTCTGCTTGGCACCGCGACTGGACTTTGTTTGTGTCTTTCAATGAATAATTATTTGCAAAAATAACAACGCTAAAACATATTTAGTCGTGTAGGAGTCATTTTTTCATGCAATTGAAGCTTGAAGAGCTACAGAAAGTCGTTAAAAGCGTCGTAAACGACGAAAAATATTCTCATGCGCTGAAGCAAGAGATTAGCCGTGCTGTTGGAGCAAAGGTCGTTACGACGCATAGCGTAACTGTCATGGCCGAGAGCGCCAACTACCAGCTTGACATTTTTGAGAAGACAGGCAGGTCAATGCCTCACGCGAAGGCTTCTATATTACTGAAACACGTGAATTCTGACAGCGTTGAAGTAAGAAAGCTTGTTGCAAGATTACTTCCTGAAAGCCATGTCAAAGCGATGATCGATGATCGACACCCAGCAGTACGGGCTGTCTTGGTCAAAAGATTGCCTCTTGACCTTGCTTCGAAGCTCGCAACGAGGCACAAGTCTGACGACAATGTTCAGACGCAGTATCGTTTAAGAAAACTGACAGAGTCAGTCAAGGTCGACGACAAAGAATTTGACATGTATGGTGACATGCATGTCGAAGACGCCTTTGATGGCCTCGAACATCCTGGTCTGACAGACGAATGGTATAATACACTGGCCCACAGGATTATCAATGGTCCAACTGCCTACGGAAACAATCTTGAAGGCAATTGGGAAGAAAAGATAGCGAAGAACATTTGTGATAGCTACAAATCTCAAGGCATTGAGGTTGATCATGAAAAGCTATTAGATGCCGTCTATGACCACATGGAGATGCGCGACGCCGACATAATAAAGGCCAGCGAGAACAGAAGAGGTTCATCGGGAGGCAGCGTTGATGAGTCCGTGCTAAAAGGCATCGTTAGAAGTCTTCGATTACACGAGAATCTTGACGAGCCTTTTATGCCTATCATATCAGAAGAAATAGACCTCGTCGAGTCTTTGGTTGAGTCGGTAATGCCTTCTAGGAATTACATTGAAAAATTTGAAGAGCTTTTTGAAGTCACCAAGGAAGCAACTTATAACGTTGGAAAAAAACAAGGCATAAATGAGGGTTACTCCAAGGTTATCGCTCCTTCAACAGCTACGGTTCCATATGGAAATTTAAGAGCTGTTGATGAAAAAGCCTTGAATGCGTATGTAAAGAATTGGAATTTGCAGCGGTCGTTAAAGAATCAACCTTACAAGATATCATGGTCCCCTGCCGCTGCATCAAGCGTGAAGTTTCACTTGGAGGTCGTATGAAACGAAAGCAGCTTTCTGAGGATGTTTATGTCGTTATCGAACCGAACAGCGATGTCATATTCGATAACATGATGGCTGAGTGGAAAGGTTTACCTTACTGTCAGCTGTCTGTCGTTTTGTCACATTTGAAGTTTCTTGCGACCCTTCATGAGAATCATCATTGGACATGTATGGGAGATCCCTTTTATGGTGATCATCTTCTTTTTTCAAGACTATACGAAGCGGTCGACGCAGAAATTGATCCTGTTGCTGAAAAAGCAGTCGGACTGGCCAGCACTTCAAACGTTGATCCGCTGATCATTCATTCGCAGATCGTGAAGCTTCTTTCTGGTGTCGGCTCTGCTTCTATGATTCCCCAATCGTCTGATCTTGCAAGAAAATCTCTTGTTGCCGAAATGAACTTTTTGAAAGTGATTGACAGCTGCAGGTCGTCATTGGAAGAGTGTGGAATGCTATCGAATGGAGTAGACAACATGCTTCAGGACATTGCTGATAAGCATGAAGGGCATGTTTATCTGCTAAAACAGAGATGCTCAAAGCCAGCGGTGTGAAAAATGAAAATTACATTGAATCAATTAAAACAACTAATAGCTGAAGAGGTTTCTTTAGCTAAAACTAACGACAAAGATCCACAGCGTTTTCTTCATGGCTTTGATTCCGGTAATCCCATGGATGATGAAGGCTCCATGCTAAAATCAAGAATGTCTAACATAAAGGACATGGCGTCGACAATCTGCGATCTTCTTGAAAACGGTGATCAAGTGCCAGCGTGGTGTCAAGACCTCGTCGCAGGTGCCCACCGCGATCTTGAACACGTCAAGGATTATATGCTAGGCGATCAAAAAATGCGTGACAAAAAAGCCAAGCAGCAGATGCAGCCCAATCCAATGCCGACAACTGTTCCAATGGTTGCCAGTGAGGCTTACATGCGTAAGTTTAGCAGGCTTACTGAGAGCTTCGCAAGAATAACAGAAAAAGAAATGCAGGCTTGGAAAAATGGCGATTGGGGCTATGTCCAAGGCGATGATTCTGAACCAGAAGACCTGTAGAGTTTTTTATGGGTGGCAATACAACAGCAATCGATAGGACCACAGGCAAGGTCGTCGACTTCATGGGACGGCCTGGGTATGCCGATAAAGTCGATTTTACTAAGATAGACAGAGACACTTTTCGTGCCGATGTTATTGCTGCCTTTAAAAAACTTGATAAACTACATGAAGAAAATTATGGTGAACCAATCTGGGATCCAAAGAAAAGAGATTCTTTGTTATCATCAGGGCAAGCTTTCAATGGATCTTCTGAGCACTTGTTCAATAGCAAGATCTCCGATAAGGATTTCACAAAATACAAACCATTGGTTGGTGACATCGATCTAACGATTCCTGCAGAAAAAGCCGAGACGTTGTTTGAGCTACTGGCATCGCTTGAGCAGGCGCAAATTATACCAAGAAAAATATGGTACATAGGACAGAATAAGAAATCGCATTCAGGCGAACAGATAAATTCGTTGTTTGCTTACAAGTATGCGCCGAAGCTACCGCCGTTGTTTCTTCAGGTGGACTTCGAGGCCGTCGAATATGAGAAGGGCAAACCTACACAGTTTGCCAAGTTTAGTCATTCTTCTTCATGGGAAGATATCCAGCAAGGAATAAAGGGAGTCTTTCACAAGTATCTCTTGAGATCTTTGACCACATCTTCAGCGCAGCCCGATGCCATATTGTTGGCCTCCAACAGCCCACTTTATCCTCCTTCAGCTGTGAAAATAGCTAAGAAGACAAGCGCTGTGAAGTTGTTATCATTCGCAGTTCAGTATGGGCTAAGATCAGCAGTAGAGCTACAGCATTACCCAGATTTGCCTGAAGTTCCACCCAGGTTGGTGGGTAAACCTGTTGTTATAAATGGAAAGTTAGCATACAAAGAAACGTCCACAGGCGAATCTTCATACGTGACTAATCTTTCACAGATATTTTCTTTGCTGTTCGGCAAAGAACCTACCCCTGCCGAGGTCGCATCTTTCGGTTCTTTTACTGGCGTTCTTGACGTCATGTCAACATATTTCACCGATGATCAAGTCGCTGCAATTTACGAAGATTTTGTGTATGAAAAGCTATTTGGTCGAGGAGCTCAACGATTGGATGCAAAAAGTCCTGACGTAGATCGAGCTGCAAAAATGGGAGCCGTTGAGATGTTTAGAAAAACATTCCCTTTTCTGCCTGAAGTTGATCAGCAGGTTCTTGATGCTTATTATGGATCTTACAAGATTCGCAAGGAATCGCTGCTCAGGGCCTATATTTCTTTGTTGATTAGTTAAAAACCTGTTCGTGCAAACCTGTTGCTGCATGAAGTATCATTGTTCTTAAATGAATGTTTATTTCTCGTCTGACAATCATTACTTTCATGCAAACATTATTAAATACTGCGGTAGACCACACGCTAGTGTAGACGAGATGAACACCGCGATGGTCAGCAATTGGAATTCTACTGTAGGTGATGACGATGTCGTGTTTCATCTCGGCGATCTTTCGGCGGGACTAAAAGGACGCGAAAACGATCTGTGCAGACTAATTGGATCCCTAAAAGGAACGAAAATCCTCATTAGAGGCAACCATGATCACCAGCCAGATGACTGGTATGTGCAGGCAGGATTTAGGTCTGTCCATGACTCGTTGAATCTTGGTGGAGTGCTGCTGATTCACTATCCGTTACATGAAGCTTTTTCTAGAGGATTTATTCCTGATAAACTTGGTGTCGTTGAGCAAGTCGTGCACGGGCATGTTCACAGGTGTGACATCGACGAGTTTGAGAATCATTACAATGTCGCCGTCGACAGAAATAATTTTACTCCCGTCTCGGCCAAAAATGCCATCAAGTCGCATGCTCTTTTTTCAAATTTTATGTCAGTGCAAGAAGCTTTCTTGTCTTGTAAATGACGTCGTGAGGATGTAATATCATCATATGAACAGGGCAGTTTGTTTTGACGATGTTCTTTTGGTCCCGCAGTATTCAGAAATTGAATCACGCTCAAGCGTTGATCTGTCAGTTCCTGGATTTGATACGTCATTTATGAACCTTGTTGAAGGAAAGCCTCATCTTACGTGTCCAATTGTCGGATCACCAATGGACACGGTGATAGGTCCAGTTGCAGCTGCCGTCCTTGCGGATGTGGGAGGATTCGGTGTCTTGCATCGATATTGCTCGATCGAAGAAACACGCCAGGCGTATCTTGAAACGACATCGATGGGCAAGACATCATCAAACAACGTTATGGTGGCGATTGGTGCAACAGGCGATTATCTTGAACGCGCCGCTGCTTTATATTCTGTTGGGTGTCGCGCTTTTTGTGTTGATGTTGCACACGGCCATCACGTAAATGTAAAGAATGCGCTTTCCGCTCTTCGATCAAGATTTGGCAAATCTGTTCATATCATGACAGGCAACGTCGCGACCCTCGAGGCATTCAACGCATTGGCCGACTGGGGTTCTGATTCGATTCGTGTTGGGGTAGGCGGTGGTTCAATGTGCACGACTCGTGTCAGGACAGGTCACGGGATTCCAACGTTGCAATCAGTAATCGATTGCGCAAAGTCGGATCGTGACGTCTACATAATCGCCGATGGAGGCATTCGAAACTCTGGTGACGCAGTGAAAGCCCTCGCAGCCGGTGCCGACATGGTGATGCTAGGCTCAATCCTTGCAGGCCATGATGAATCCCCAGGTGAGATTGTTGATAAGCGCGGTGTTCCGCACAGTCCTAACTGGAAGAATGACATTCCGCTTTTCAAAAAATTTCGAGGAATGGCTTCACGCGAAGCGCAGCTTGAATGGCGTGGAAAGGTTTCCGTTGTTGAAGGCGATTCAACGCTTGTACCATATAAGGGCTCAATGAGACAAACCCTGATCGAATTGATGGATGGAGTCCGATCAGGGCTATCTTATTCAGGCGCCAGGACCATTAGAGAACTTCGGGCCAAGGCAAAATTTATTGGCGTTTCTTCAAGCGGTGTTAGAGAAAATGGATCACACGGTAAGAATTCTTGATTACTTTTCAGATGGCCACTTACCTATAGCTTTATGCATCATCCATGCTGCCGCTGCGGCAGGTTCTTTTGCCCAACCTGAAACTTTTTGCATCTTTTGAGCAAAAGTTTTTGTTCCTTTAAGTATTTTTTGTGCCGCTTTTTTTGAAGGACCTTTTCTTTTCTTTGATTCATTCATTCCGCACTCACACATGGATTCATTCATTCCGCACTCATCACAGACCTTATCAGCCTCTTTTAAGTACTCTTCTGATGCTTCTTCAGAAGCCATAGTATACCAATTTGAATCCGAGGTATCGCTGCATCCACACGATCCTGCTGCAGGCATTTGGTTGCAGTGCGGACATTCTTCACCACATCCACATGAGCCGTCTACAACCATCATTCCGCAATCATCGCAACAATCGGAGTCATCTTCTCCGACGCTAAGCACGCCTTCTTCATCTTCATAACCTTCATTAGATTCATCACATCCACACATGCCTTCAACGACAGGCATTTCACAGTCAGGACATGTTTCTTCATCACGAACGCCTACGGCTCCAACGGAGGTTATGCCTGGCACTTCGCCGATAGGTGTACCAAATTTTTCATTTAAAAGGCTGCTGTAATCTTTCATGTCCCTTAAATATAGACAGAATCTAAAAAAACGTTATAATATTTCTTATGAAATCTATATTAGTGACAGGTGCTGCAGGTTTCATAGGCAGCTATCTTGTAGAGCATCACTTACAGATAGGCGATAAAGTATATGGAGTTGACAATTTTTGTTCTTCTAGCCCTGTCTCAAGGCATCACAGAAGCGCTGTTTCTAACAAGAATTATACGTTCAGCAGGCAGGACATAGCATCTTCTGCATTTATTCAAACGCATGCACATCTGTCTTTTGACCTGATCTATAATTTTGCTTGTCCTGCCTCACCGCCTATCTATCAAAATGTTCCAATTGAAACGATGATGACATGTGTCGTAGGAACAAACAACGCGCTGTCTTTGGCGTCAGCCAAAACCGTCTTTGTTCAGGCGTCGACGTCGGAGGTCTACGGCGACCCAATGGTGCATCCTCAACCAGAAGCCTATAGGGGCTGTGTCAACTCATATGGGCCCAGATCATGTTATGATGAAGGTAAACGTGCCGCTGAAGCCTTATGCTTTGATCACACACATAAACGAGGCATCGACGCGAGGCTAGTTAGAATATTCAATACGTACGGCCCTAGGATGGACCCTCACGACGGCAGAGTCATAACAAATATGATTGGCCAAACATTGGCGGGAAAGCCGATGACAATCTACGGAGATGGTTTCCAGTCACGTTCTTTTTGTTATGTCACTGACATGATTAGAGGCATTCTTGCGTTAGGCAATCTTTCAAGCAATCCGAACACACCTATAAATGTTGGTAACCCTAGCGAATTTACGATCATTGAATTGGCTGAAAAAATCAAATTAAGATTGGGAGGAAGCATAGAATTTCTTCCTCTTCCAAAAGACGATCCAAAACAACGACAACCTGACATAACGCTTGCCAAAAAAATACTGGATTGGGAGCCAAGAATTGACCTAGATATTGGATTGGATCGAATGATCGAGTACATGAGAGCGACCAATGACGCATGAGCTGATTATTTTCGCTGCTTTTCAATGTGGTTTTTTCCTTGGTTTTGTGCTTAGTCGTATTACAAAAAATAGTTCTTCGAATTCGCAAGAAGAGCCTAAGGTGCGTTTTGGTAGTCGAAATGAAACGATGACGAAAATGAAGATTTTGAAGATCGATGAAGCAAGGTACGTCACAAAAGTTTCAGACGACAAATTCGTCAAGACAGGAAACGAACTAGGCAAGACCTCCGCTGTCGATGATGACATAGGTTCATCTGTTTCTAGGCTTGCACAACTGAAGCAACGTAAGTAATAATAGCAATTCAATGGATCTAAACGTTGTCCACAGGGGCACAGCCCTTGACTTGCTTTGTTCGATTCCTAATGAATCAATCGATCTTATCTACACCGATCCTCCGTTCGGCACAGGAAACACACAGACGATGGACCGGAAGAAGGCCGGGAAAACCGTCTCTAAAATTGAGTATAGCGATAAGTACGAGAATTACCTCGATTTTCTTGAGCCTCACCTGATTGAAATGCACAGGGTTCTGAAACCTACTGGTACCATGTACCTCCACATGGACTGGAGGTGGGTACACTATGCTAAGGTGATGTGTGATGGAATCTTTGGAATGGAAAACTTCCTCAACGAGGTTGTTTGGTCCTACAACTTTGGTGGACGAGGAAAGGATCGTTGGCCTCAGAAGCATGACACCATCCTTGTCTACACCAAGGAGATGGGCAAGCACACTTTCAATTGGAAAGATATAGACAGGATTCCATATGCCGCACCAGAGCTACAGTATGTTGGTAGATCGAGGGAAGAGGCAGAGAAAAGAATAGCTGAAGGTCAGGTTCCAACAGACGTGTGGAGCATGAGCATCGTAGGAACAGCGTCCAAAGAGAGAATAGGATACCCCAACCAGAAACCAATTAAATTAATGAAGCGTGCAATTGTTGCATCGTCAAATGAAGGAGACATTGTTCTTGATCCTTTTGGAGGGTCGGGTTCAACAGCGGCCGCGGCTATGGAAGCAAATAGAAAATTCATTACAGGTGATTCAAGCCCAGACGCAATCCAAACAATGCGCAACAGGTTTACAGGGCTTGACGTAAAATTTATAGAAAGTAAATTAGGAGAAAACAATGGCTAAAGGTTTAGACGTCGGTACATCATTCATCGTTCTTGCATCTGAGGGTTCAAAGGGCAAGGTGGTCTACAAGGACTTCCGGGACGCATTCTACGTCCTCAAGCCAACAACACCGATCGCCGCCAAGATGATCGAAAAGGGTTTGGCTGGCAAGACATTTGTCAAGGACACTGATGGTTCATTCATCCTCCTCGGCTCCGACGCAATCGAAAAGGCCGTGGAGAGAAACGACTCGGCGAAGCGTCCAATGTACCGTGGTGTCGTATCATCCAAGGAAAAGGATGCCCGTCGCATTTTGACATACATCCTCAAGGAGGTCGCAGCCTCACCCTCCGAGCCCGGTGAAAAGCTAGTCTTCTGCGTCCCTGCTCAACCAATCGATCAAGAAGACGACGATTTCGACGTTGGTTACCATGAGGACGTCATCGTCAAGCTCCTCGCCGAGGTCGGTTACGATGCTCGTGCCATCAACGAGGCCGAGGCGCTTTGCTACTCTGAACTCGACAAGGATGACTACACAGGTGTCTGCCTCTCATGGGGCGCAGGTATGGTCAACGTCTGCGTCATGCTCAACGGTGAACCTGTGGTCAAGTTCTCCACCACAAAGTCCGGTGATTGGGTCGATCGTATGTCCGCAGTCGCGACAGGTGAGACAGATTCAATTGTCCAGGCCGAAAAAGAGTCAGGAGAGTTCACCGTCGGTCAACCCAACGATAACCAGGTCCTCGCCGCTGTGGCAGCCTATTATGAACGTCTTATCGACTACACTACGAAGCAACTTGCAGCGGCGATGGACGGCCACAAGTCACTTCCAAAATTCAAGGGTGATCTTCCAGTCGTGGTTGCAGGTGGTACATCCAAGGCCAAGGGATTCGTCGACATGTTTGCTTCAAAGTTGAAGGACAATGGCTTCCCACTTCCTGTCAAAGAGGTACGCCACGCAGCAGATCCCCTACATGCCGTTGCTCGTGGATGTTTAATCGCAGCCCAGGTGATGTAAAAATTAAAGATTAGGAGTACAATAGCAACATGGATAAGCTTGAAGAGATGTACAATCAGCAGCGGGACTTCAACATTCTGCTTCGTGACGAGAGACAGTATCCAGATTTTCCACTGGATCTTTCTCTGAAAAAGAACCAGCAGATCCTCAAGGGACTCGCCCACGAATGCATGCATGAGCTCTTTGAGGCAAATCACCTGCTAAAGAACAGTAAGAACCACCGCGTCACAGACATCAAAGATTTCGATCGTGAATCCTACAAGGAAGAGCTCGTCGACGCCCTACACTACTTCTTCGGCATTGTAATTTATAGCGGAATTTCGGCCGAAGAACTTCATGAGGCTTTCATGAAGAAAGGCGCAATCAACGTTCAGCGTGTAAAGAATGGATATTAAATGTTAGGATAAGAACATGACAAAGCCTATCGATTGGGCGAATCTG